CGTTCGGATACGTCCGGCTGGCTGGCTGCTGGCTGGCCTGTAGCGACCCTGAGCGCCAGCCGCTGGCCGCAAAGCCACGGGGTTCGTTTGGGTTCGTTTCGGAGCCGGAGCGCGGGAGGGGGGTCGCGGTACGTCCACCCCCACTTCGTAGGTTCATATGCCACACGACCCCCACTTCGTACATTCGTAACTCCATTTTGGGCACAGCCTTTCTTCCTGGCGGGCGTGGGTTCGTCCTCCCGAGGCCACGGGGTAATTTTCTTCCCTTTCGCGGTAATATATTTCCACCCGGGGTCGGTGCTTTTCCAGGAGGCTCTGGCGGCTACACTCCTGTCCTTCAGGTGATTAACTTTGTGTATAGCTATGTTAGCCCCCTAAATTCTGAAAGTGTGCGTTTGGTATGTATTCTATATCCAAATTGATTTTGCTTGTAACGTCCTGGGGGATAGAGCGTTATGGCACTTTCGGAGGGAAATATTTTACCCTTTTTTGGTGTTTTTGAGGAATATTTTGGGTAATATTTTGCCTTTTTGGAAATATTTTACCGTTATTTGTGTTTTAGAATTCAAGAATGGGTAAAATTTTACGTCCGGAAATTGACGAGGGGAGTATGGGAGTTAATCCCTTTGCGTCCTCGCTTGTTATTAGGGCGTACAGTGTCCGGAGTGGGTACGTTCCTGAGGATTTGGGGGACGGCCAGACGGTGATGATGGATAATATGGTGGAGATGGATGCTGAAACGTTTGCCAAGATGTTCGACAAGGCCGAGAACAGGCTCGTGATGACGGGGTTGTCCTTCCGGGCACTCCAGGTGTGGACATGGAGTATGTTTACGGTGGAGGCTGGCAAGGATTATGTTTGGCTCAATGTGGCAAGGCTGATGTCGGAGTGCCGGATAAAGAGCGTGAAGACGTTCAGGGCTGCTTTGACGGAGCTTATGAGGTATGGGTACGTTGCGCCCGTTGGTGGGCTTAAGAATGTCTATTGGATTAACCCTGCCATGGGCTTTAAGGGGAGTAGAGTGAAGCGTTTCCCGAAGAATGTTGTAAAGAGCGAGAAAATATGAATAGCGACATAACAAAATGCCCTGGGGACGGGTGTCCTATGAAGGAGCGCTGCATCAGGTTCCTGACGCCAGGAAACAAAAGCTGTCAGTCTTATTTCTTCACGCCTCCCGGAAGAAAGGAGGACGGCGTGTGGAGCTGTGAGATGTTCTGGGGGAAAACAAACGACAAGGAGCATGAGGAAAAAGAATAGCGAGAATAAGTCCGGGAACGGGAATTCGAAGGATATACGGCTCATTGAGCAAATGATGGAATCGGTGATCAGGAAACGGGATCACCATTACGACAAAGCTAAAACGCTGTCAACAAAGAGCCAGATAGTTGAACACAAGGCCAATGCTGAGTTCTTTGATGAATTGTTCTGGATGCTCAAGGACCACAAAAGATTGAAAACAAAAGAAATAAGCTATGGAACAGTATCAAAAGAAGATTAAGAAAATGTCCGAATACGGCGGCATAAGAAAGATTACAGCCACATTCACGGATGATCAGATGGATAGGGTGCTTGGTGCGTTCGGGCAAATGAACCGTTCCAAGCTGATTCGTGAACTTGTCATGAAGGCTGTGCGGGAAAAAGAGTTGGAAAAAGTTTTTCAAGAAAATTCTCATCTTTGATAAATGAAACACACATTGCCATTTATCATTCTTGCACTTGTCTATCTTACAGGATGCACAAAGCAAATGCCTGAAAGGGCGTCATCCACCACCACCGATTCAACATTCGTTCCGCCTGATCTTGGAGATGATGAAGTTGAAGTGAAAGAGGATCATCCTAAAATCCTTTCACGGGGTCAGGCTGAACCCAACTTCTGGGACCCCACTTATAGGTCAAGAAAAGTAATGAACGTCTACATTGAACTGGATTACTCTTTGACAACCGCATGGGGCGTGAATGCCGATGCCAATCTGCAAAGGCTGTGCAATTCATCATCTCAGATATTGGAGCGTATTGCAGGTCCAAAGATCAATCTGGTGAAGGTTAAGAAGTGGACAACGCCCGATCCGTATGCCATCTATCCCGATGCAATGAGTGTGTTGTATTATTGGGGCAACGCCAATCCGTTGAAAAAAGACACATTCAATGTATTTATTTCGGGCAAAAACTTTGGCGGCATTGCCTACATCAGCCGGGAAAATGTAACGTCTGTCAAATACTCTGTGTGTGGGTTTGGTCAATCCATTCCGGGCGATGGGGAGTTTTACACCTATTCAGTGTATTGTTTCACCCATGAACTTCTTCATAACTTGGGCATCTCACACACGCAAAACTGTTGTGCATGGAAGAGTCAGACAGGTGTGTCATTGGGCCGTCTGGATAGTTGCTATTCGGCTGAGATTACCTGCTCACCAACGCCTGTAAATTGTTCAAGCACGACTAAAAGAATGTCGGGTGGATTAAATAGTTATTGCCACTTGTACAATACGATGCAGTATACCCTGCATCCTGCCGTTGTACCAGTGTTGCACAAATCATTGTTCTATTCAAACCTACCGGATTATTCAACCAATCCACCTCCTCCACCACCAATCGGAACCAACACTTTTAGAATTGCCGGAACGCCATATCAGCCCGGATACACAAGAGCAGACACGGCAAAGGCAGTTGATGGGAACGAGGCAACCAGATGGCTCACCGCAGGGGCTACAACGCTGACATGGAACTTTGCTCAACCGGTAACACGGACGCAGGTTTATTTGAGTTCAGGATTCAATGGTGGCAGTCCAAACCAGACATTGACGCTGACGGTTGATGGGGTGAATGTTCCTTTGGCGTTTGACAAGAAAATAAAGTTCACCAAAGCTATTAACGTAACTGGGAAGCGGTTTGTGCTTACCACAACAGGAACAAGTAATATCAGCCGGATTTTTGAAGTGAGTTTGAAATGACACCACACCCCGACACCGAACGCCTCAAGTATGAGATTCAGGCGAAAAGCCAAGCTGGAGTTAGGTCGATGAGGCATTGGCCTAATGGAATTGTTTGCTCAGATATTTGGAATGATAAAGTATGGATTAGTAATTCACAAGGCAAGCACATTGCCACATTCCGGCTGAAAACATGGAAATGAAAAACACCCATCCAGTAATTTACCTCGTCATTGATGCCGGTGGCGAAGAGGTCGAAGATTTCAAAAAACTATATCCAGTTGATTGGTGTCAGGACCGGATTAACAAAACAGATTTGCCCTATGTTGATCCCGTAAGGTTTCTGGCATGGATTGAATTTAACCGTGTCAAGAATTTGGGTAAGACCTTTGAGCAAATTAGTCAGGAGTATATTGAAACTATAAACGGGGAGTGGATGACTAAGACTACCCCAATAGATCAAAAGCATTGACGGCCCGGAAAGACGGGCAAATGGTGGAGGGGCGTAATGAGGCAAGGCTGGCCGAGGCCCGTGTGGTTGCTATTCCGGTTCGACTCCGGACTCCACCGCTTTTTTAAAGTTGAATCCTGTCCTGACTACAAATTAAAACATATGGAAAGTAGCAACGATTTCAGCAAGTTCCTCCTATTCGTCAAGGGCGTCCTGGAGTCTGGCTGGGTGATCAAACGTAGTGGCAAAAAGCTTAACAACGAGGCTAAGATGCATTTCAACCGCCTTCTTAATGAAGCTACGCAATTCGAAAAGTATATTCACAAAGAAGTGGGGCCTGAAATTGCGTCCCTGGAGGACGACATCAACTCGGACATCATTCATTTCGTCTGGACTTTGTTCGACCTGCCTGCAAAAGAGCGTGATGAATTCTTCGAGTATATTAATAAATTTGAGGATAACCCGGAAAGACGGGTATAAATATGGGTTATGAAAAGGCAAAAAGCCTCTGCTTCTGGTGGGGGCCTTTTTCTTTACCTTTGTTTTTTTAAAATTATGGCTAAACACGCTTCTCTTCCTTTCCATTTCTACGTGAACGTCAACAACGCGTTCCTGGGCCCCAATATGCCTGAGGGCGTCACAAAGGCCATCTGGCACGGCGTATATTGCCGGGAGTACCAATTGCTTTCCTGCCATGTTTTCCTTGAGAGCGGGGCGCATTGGAGTGGCCTTCCGCTTCATGCCATTTCCACCACCGAGACATTTAGTTTGCCTGCTGAGAAGCTGATGCCCTGGGCTGGAATGGGAGAGGAAATAGAGGCTGTCTATATGCCATTCCTGGAGGGGTTGGAAACAAACGAATATGGCCGGCACACGGGGATTATAATCGATTGGAAGGACGGCTACTCCCGCTATCCTGCCGAACACAAGCCGCTTTCATTGATAGCCCTGGAATCAGGCCAATTTACGCTGCTTCCAAACAACTACGTCACATACAAAGAGAAACACTTTGTTAACCCGGCGGCAAAAGAAAACCTGAAGCACTACAGAAGAGGAGAAGAAATCATTTGGGAAAAATAAATATGGGAAATCTTAGACAAAGCATGACACAAGAAGAATGGAATGAGCTACAAGACAATTCGTTGCTCATAAACATTATAGACACCAAGGGCCATCCGGACATCCTCTCGCAGATGGCCTCTTACGAACCTATAAAGGTGATTGACGCCTGGGCCCTGGACTTCACGCTGGGCAGCGTTTTGTATCACATCTCCCAGGCCGGGAAGAAAGGTGATTCATCTCTGGAAGATTTAGAAAAGGCAAAATGGTATATTTGCCATGCAATAGATAAATTGAAAGGTGGAAAATAGTTCTGCAAGAGACCTGGCTGTTGGGTCTGTTTTAAGTGTTCGCCAGGGTGATGGCCGGTGGGTGGAGAGAAAGATATACAAAACGTCTGCCCACGCTGTTTGGTTCCCAGGAATGAAAACGTCATACGTCACCCGGGTGTCTATAGACACTTACCCCAACACCTACAAAATCGTAAAAGTGTGAATATTGTCTTTTTTTGGTTAAAGAATATGTGATGCAAAGAGGGAGGCTTTTAGCCTCCTTTTTTCTTTCCATAATATTTAACAGAACATATTCACAAGATTGTTATTTTTGTAGCCAAAGTTGATACAATATTCACATGGCAGACGAAGGTAAAAAATTTATGGTGCGTAAAATAGTTGCACCAGTGGCTAAGCCAAAAACTAAGCCGGGGGCGCCCCCCTCGCAATACACGCTTCGTGTCAAAGATCCTAACGACAGCAGGTTGAAGATGTACGAGGACAGCACGTTGGCTACGGGCAGGGCTACGGCAGCAAATAAATTTGTTAAAAGAATGGATAAAATGCCTATGGACAAGAGACGGGAAGAGGTTTTAAAAGGGTATTCCGCTCCTCCTGAGGCCATGTCTGCAATTTCAAGACTTGAAAAAGCTAATAAAAAGCCATATAAAGAGAACGTTGACAAATCAATAACAACGCCTATAGATGCTCCTAAAGGTCTTGGATTTAAAGGTAGTTACAAGCCAGTCGAAAACCCAGACCGCAAATTGCCAGAAACAATCAACGTAACAGGATCTAATGTCCTAACCCCAAAACGAAAAGTAATTCTTGAAAAGCCAGAAATACCTAAGCCAGAAAAGCCAAAACCGCCAGCTGGAGGGCCTCCTCCGCGGCCAAAGCCAGAGCCAGTTAAAGAGCTGGAAATTCGCCCTGCTTCTACAGATCTTGTAAAACCAAAGGAAGAGAAGGAAAGGGATGTTAAAATGGTTCCTGTAAAAAAAGAAAGAAAGCGAGGTGGCGTAGGAGATCAGCTTCAATACCCGGCAATGAACATGAATGTTTTGGAGAAAATAAAAGCCAGGATTACAGGAAAAACTCCAATGCCTTTTTGGGTAGATAAAGACGGCGTTAAGCGTTACCCAAGCCGTGGAGAGAATAGACCTGAAACTGTTCAAGAAATAAAAATGGCTAAAGGAGATCTTGATCCTAAAGTTCCTGAAGACAAAATGGAATTGGATAGAATAGAGGCGCGTTACAGCAAACCTCCAAAAAAATAATAAGTATGGCGGAGTACACGAGCTTTGGGTTTATGAGGCCAGGCGAAGATGAAACGCCTAAGGCTGGTGCTCCTTTAAGAAATGAAGAGGAGCCTCCCTTTGGCCAAAAAGCCATGCAATTCTTCCCGAAATTAATTGACAAAATCCGTCAAAATCGTTTAGATAAACTGTACAAACAAGGCGAACAAGTACAGGGCATAAATAAAAAAGACAAAGACATTGAGGTCAAGCTTCCCAAAAGCTTCAATAGAGATTATATCAAATACATGAAAGAGCCAGGTTTTATTGAAAGACTTGGTAGAGAAATGAATGGGCCCGAATATCGCTACGGGACCGATCCTGAAAAAGACTCTGAAATACAGAGCCGATACAATGAGATGATTGGGAATGTAAAAGAAGTACGTCCAAGCATCATTAATCGCGGATTTACTGCTGAGGGCGGACGTTATGACCAACAAGGCAGAATAATTTTTGCCGACAATTTAATGGCCCAAAAAACCCCTGTTAAGTTTCACGAATACTCTCACGCCATGGTTCCTCTCAAACAAGAGAAGTATGGTAGAGAGTTTTATGAAATGATCCCGGGATCGGAGCCTAATGTTGCAAAACAAAAAATGGCAGAACAACAAGCTAAACTTGGGCAAATCAGGGGGCTCGTTAGTCAAAACATGGGACTGGCCGGCATAAAACCTGCCGTAGCCCAAGGCGCCGATGAAGACTACTACATCAGAAGGGCGCTTCAGGAACCTGAAAAATATGGCAGCTTTATAAACGATGAGCAATTATTGAAATATTATAATGCTCTTCCGGAAGGTAAAAGATCGGTGCAATACAACCCCCAGGAATATCAGGGAGCAAAAGACTCGATGAACAAGTATTCAGGAGAAATGCGTGAAACTTATCTCGAAATGCCAACCGAGGTTAGGGCACGGACTACAGCCCTGAGAAAAGCATTGATTGATCAAGGAATGCCTCAGAGCAAACAATACACAAAAGATAACGTTGAAAAAGCAATCAAAGGAGGCAAGGTGAATGATTTCGATTCTTACAAAGAGTTGAAAGAATCCGGTCTTTCAGAAGATCAAATTATTTATCTCTTGAACAACCTGGCCAAAGCCCCGCAGCGACAATCTCAATATCAAGCATTACAAAAGATGGCTTAAATTTGGAATTGTGAAATAATTGCCTTTATCTTTGCCCTGCCGAAAGGCCCCGACTGGAACCCGGGTTAAATAGAGATATGAAGACATTTAAAGCCCCATTCGGTCGTACTGTGCAGCGTTATATTTCCGCTGGTTCCACACAGGAAAGCCGGATGGGGCTTTTCATTTATGGCACTCATTAAAATCCAGCGATTCTTTGGCGCGGTACCAAACGATCTGCTGAACAATCCGGATATTTCGTTCAAAGCAAAAGGATTGTACGCCTACCTAAACAGCAAGCCGGATGACTGGGACTTTAGTGTCGAGAGGATATCTACTCAGGTTAAGGAGGGGATCGATTCTGTCAGGGCCGGCATTCATGAACTTGAAAAGTTTAACTACCTAAAAAGGATTAAGCGCCAAAACGAAAAGGGTTTTTGGGAGGTTGATTATATGCTTTTTGAATGTCCTTTGGAAGCAGAATCCTTCCTCGGAAAATCCAACGAAGGGGAAACCCACAAACAATATAAGAAAGAAGAACAAAGAAAGAATATACCCCCTAAGTCCCCCAGGAGTAAATCTGAATTTGTTCCGCCATCAGAAGCCGACGTGATCGCCTACTTCAGCCAGCACGGACAGCCCGAGGCACAGGCCCGAAAAGCGTTCGCCCATTACAACAACTTCGACTGGAAGGACAGCCGCGGAACGCAGGTGAAAAACTGGAAGCAAAAAATGTTCACCAACTGGTTCACCGAAACCCCGGCATCAACAACCATTACAGAGCCGGACGGTGACGCTCGCGTGATGGCCTTTTTTGAAAGGGGCTACAAGTCCTGCACCAAGGACGAACTCAAATGGATTTTTGAATGGCAGCATCGTGCCCCAGCCATCCACCTGAAATACCCGAACAACATACGCCTCGTGCGTGCCGACAGCCCACTAACCAAACAAGACGCCATTGATGCAGACAGAGCCGCTGGATATTAAAAAAATGACGGAGGTCCAGGACATTCCTGGAATCCAAATCATCCCTGTGGATGAGAAGAAGGTTCCGCTTGCTCAGGGCTGGCAGAAGACGCAAACGCGTTACGACCTGTCCCGCTTTCCGAAGCTTGGCGGAATAGGCTTGGCCACCGGATCCATAAGCGGAAATGTCGAGGTGATTGATGTTGACCAGAAGTATTCTCTGGATGGCAAACTGTTTGACAACTACAAGCGCCTGATAGCCCAATATAATATGCCTCTTTTAAAGGGCCTGTGTGTGGCTAAAACTCGCTCTGGCGGTTTCCATATCATTTACAGATGCGAGACGATTGAGCGCAATGTTAAGTTGGCCCAGCGGCCTACCACCGATGTGGAGCGATTCGAGAATTCTTCTGACAAGGTGAGGGTGCTGATTGAAACCCGTGGAGAGGGTGGTCAAATAGTCGTTGAGCCAACTCCCGGATACAAGTTCTTGTCCGGCAGTTTGGCTAACATCCCCACAATTTCTGTGGATGAGCGGGAAGTCCTAATCTCCTGTGCGCGGATGTTGAACGAGTATGTTGTTGAGCTGCCTACATTCAAGCCCGTCCAGAAGCTCACGCCCACTGAGGGCCTGTCCCCCGGAGATGACTACAACGAGCGTGGCGACGTAGTTCAGCTTCTTGAAAGCCACGGATGGTCCAGAGTTCAGCACATAAACACCAAAATGTTTATGCGACGTCCAGGCCAGACGACGGCTCTCACCAGCGGGAACTTTGACTTCCAGAATCGGTGGTTTAGTGTTTTTACGACAAGCACGCAGTTTGAGCCGGAGAAAGGATACAAGCCGTGGCACGTGTTTGCCATGTTGGAATGCAAGGGAGACTACAGCGATGCCGCCAAAAAGCTTTATGACATGGGCTACGGAGAGCGTCAGAAAAAGCAGTCTGTTTTGATTGGCAAGGTGGCTCCAGAGGAAAGGCAAATCATCACAGAAAATCTGGGGTTCCTTGCTGATCCGGACGAGGTGTCCAGATACCTGCGTTCGGTGATGGATGGAACATTCAAGATGGGGCTGTCAACGGGATTCGAGCATCTTGATGAGCATTTTCTGTTTAAGCAAGGCAATTTTGTCATTGTGAACGGGCACGCGAACGTTGGTAAAACTGTCGTTCTCTGGTATCTGGCGATGCTTTCCAGCATTAAACACGGCTGGAAGTGGGGCCTGATGTGTTCTGAAAACTCTGCCGGCGGATTGTATCGCAAAATGTGCGAATACTATTGGAGAAAGCCATTGAAATACATGACCGAAAAGGAGTTTGCCCACGCATACGAATTCTGTAGGGAGCATTTTTTTGTCCTGAAAAACGACGAGAGTTATAACTACGAACAGCTCCTGGAAATGTTTACAGCCCTGAACGCAAAGAAGGGAATCCAAAGCGTTCTTGTCGATACCTACAACAGCCTTGAGGTCCCGGGAAAGGACGCCTACCAGCACCATTACAGCACGCTAAACGCCTTCAGGTATTGGAGTAAGAACCAGAACTGCTGTGTGTACGTGAATGCCCATCCCGGCACGCAGGCCATGAGAACCAGAGACGAAAATGGCCACGTTAAGGCGCCCATGATGGCAGACACCGAGCAGGGGACAATGTTTGCCGCCAAGGCAGACGACTTCCTCACCATCCACCGTAGGGTGAATGACGAGATCGAATGGCGCAAAACCGAGATCCACGTACGGAAGATCAAAGAAGTAGAAACCGGTGGAAGGCCAACCCCGCTATCTGAGCCGTTTTACATGGAGATGAATGATTTCTGCCGGTTTCAGGACGCGGAGGGTAGGGATCCGATTGCCAATTGGCATACCTCAAAAAAGGAATCACCCCAGCCTATTATCAATTTTAAAAACGAAGAAGCGCCTTTTTAACCATGAATAGTGAGGCACAAGATAAATGGGACCTGATGCATACCTTTAGTTACGCCTACATTTGCCAGCCGCCCAGGAAGTATTGGGACGATGAGGAATTTCTATTTCAGCTTGACATCCTATTTCAGAAAATTAATTACGACGTTCACAGAACCGATTGGAAAACTATTTATGGGCGGTATTCTGAATTCCGGCCCATACAGGCAGCACTTAAAGATGCAAAAGCGTATTACGAAGCGCTTGCAAATGGGCAAACAACGCCCGAATATGAACGCATCAGGGAGTACGCCCAGAGAGTAGATGAAGAAAGAATAATAATAAGAAAACCAAAAAAAGATGATAGACCTGTTAATAAACTTCGACGATCAAAACGACAAGAGCCGACTGTACTCGGTTTTGAAGCACCTGAAGGGACGCCACGCGGTGGGCATTAAAAAGCAACGGCACAATAGATCCAACAACCAGAACCGATACTACTGGGGTGTAGTCCTGGCCTACCTTGCTGATGAAACCGGGTACACAAAAGACGAGATACATCAGCTTATGCAGAAAAGATTTCTCAAATACGTTAAAGACGTACTTGGCGTTCCTGAGGAGTTTGTCCGTAGCACCACAAGCCTGAACACCCTTGAAATGATGGAATATATAGACCAAATCTGCATTTTTGCAATCTCTGAGCTGGGAGTATACATCCCTCAGCCCGGCGAGATTGTATATGAAAAGTAAGAGAACAACAGTGCAGAGGGTGGCCAGATCCAGAAATGGCGGCACCGAAACGGATAGCCAGCACATCGGCAAAATAAGAAGCGCCCTTAGAAACATGAGCAGATGGTGGAAGCCGTTTGCTCTTGCTTTAAAAGCGGCGTCGCATACATCCTACGTTGGCCGTGCAAAAAGAGTACACTACCTCTGCGCCGTGTGTAATAGGCTACACGAAAAGAAAAACGTAGAAGTTAACCACAAAGTCCCGGTGGGTAGCCTCAAAACGTACGACGATCTGCCAAGCTTTTGCGCCAGGCTTTTTGTGGAGGATGTTTCTCTTCTTGAGGTGGTATGCAAGCCGTGCCATGCGGAAATTACCGCAACGCAAAAGTCGAATAAATCATGATGCTTTGAATTGTTAAAATTCGCTCATAGATTTGTGCGCTACATATATTAATAAAACATGGCACATCCGCAAGTTACAATGATTGATACCCGGGTTTTAGTACTCCCGGACAAGGCCGCAGATTTTTACGGCGAGAACGAAACTCTTATTGTCCCTGATTTTGCAAAGGAGTCACCACCACAGGGCGAAATAGTTTCCTGCGGATCCAACTGCGAGGTTGTAAAGTTTGGCGACAAGGTTCTCTACACAAAGGGATCCGGCGTCAGGGCTGAGTTTAATAAAGTTGAATATCTCATCCTTCGGGAGCACGAGATTCATTGCATCCTGTAATGGCTTTTGTAACCAAATACAGCGAGAACATCCAGCCAATCAGGGAGTACCTGGTCAAGATTGACGGCATTTATCAGACAACCATGGAGTATGGAACCCTGATGCTGCACCGGCCGTCAAACGTGTACAACGAAACCAACGGACTTTGTGAAGAAGGCGTGGTGGTTAAAGCTCCTCTGATAAATGGCCTGGAGGATGATATCGTTGGCAAGAGGGTTACCTTCTGGTTTACGGAGGCTCACGCCACCTACCGGGGTAATATGCCCAAAATTGACGAACATCTTATGGTGATGCCTCAGAGCATTATAAGCGTAGAGGGTGATATGGTGGGCGAGTACATCTTCTGCAAGCCAATAGAAACACTTCGATCAGCGTCCGGCATCATAATGCCAAACATTGAATACATAAGTGTAGACACGCTCCAGAAGCCAATTCAAAACATTAGAGAGTTCTACACCGACCGAGGCGTTGTATCCGGCAAAAACAATCACTTTGAGGAAGGAGAGTTTCTCTGGTGGGGCCACGAAGGCAATGTCCGTCTTGGATGGAACGGAGGATTTCTGGTTCGCAGAAGGATGGTGGAAACTTACGGCCCGGACGCAAACAAACTAACCTATCTCAGGAAAAAGAAAAGGTGAAAAAGAAAGAGGTTCCGTTGTTTAAAAAGATATCAAAAAGGGGGCGCTCGGTGAAGTACGATTATTCGTCCTTTTTAAATACCTCTACGCGGTACGTAGTGCTGGAAAATTTTGATGAAAGTAATTACGCAAGCATTCGGTCAACCTTGACCAGGTGGAAAAAGATTAACAACATCGAAGGTAAATTTGAATACGATTTCTATCCGGAAAACGAAGAACAGCCAAAGCGCGTAGTCATATGGCGAGTAAATGGGAAATAAGACCAGGGAACATTGTGTTTTACAAATTCCATGAATTTCTATTTCATGGGGCCCAGGTTTTTTTTGAGGTGGATATAAAACATTTGAGAGAGTCATGGAAGATAACAAAGAGGATTCTAAAATCGAGGTCAAACCCAAGGGTCAAAGAAATCCACCAAAATGGGAGGGCTGGGCATCTTGTTTGCCGGCGTCCAAGAATTCATGGAGAAGAGTCTTTGATGAAGACCTTAATTGCCATGAACTTTACGTCAGAGGAAGCAGAGTTCTTATAGCCACCGGTATTAAAAACGAGGCCGATTCGTATATAATTGGAATGATCCCGGCCTTAGTAGATTTAGTTGAGCAAATACTTACAGAAATTAAAAATGGCGAAGTCGAGGAAAACACATACAGAGGATTGCGATACATCCTCAACGAGCATTCAAGGACTATCCGAAAAGGAAAGCAAGTGGATTGACCTTGTATACAGCGAAGACATCCCGTTAAGCTTAACCTGGGAGGGCCGGGTTACTGAAACCAATAGAAGGCTTGGATATACAATTGACCAGCCGACGCTTATTTACGGGAGCCGGATTTACTTTATCAGCAACATAAAAGCAGAAGCGTATTGGAGCCTGGTGGTAATGTACCACAATGTGTGCGAGTCAATTCGGGTGCCAGAAATGGCTTCAGAAGGAAAAACCTCAAACGAAAACAACAGCTACAAAGTCAAGATTGAAAACAGCCTGAAGCTGAAAATGGTGATGGATGAAATTAAAAGACTCGGCGAGGAATTGTTTAAAAAGAACGTAGTTGCAGAAGCTGACTTCAACGCCGGGAAAATGGAAAGCGATTTTGGCGAAGGCGCTCTTGAGGCCGCATTAAGAGAGGTGAATAATGAAAGTGGTTCTAAAGAAACAAGAAAAGCCAAAGATAAGGAAGCCATCTAAACACCTCTACCGGGTGATGAGTAGCAAGCTTCTCAAAATAGAAGTTGGCCACATATATCCAATCAACAAGCCGTACTTCAGGAGAGCCACTCATATGGAGATCCGGCAGTACCTTAAAAGAATTTACGAAGGGGAGTTTGTGTTAATTGCCGAAACCCCAAAAGAATACATAGTAAAACGTATAAAGAATGAGGCGGGAAAAATCGAAGGGGCGAAAGTGTACGATAGGCGTGGGCGATTTTATATTCCTAAAAGGCAAGTACGTAACGGCAAAATGGACGGTGAGTGATGTCGTAGATGGCAAGGCCATCATGCACACGGTTGGAGAAATCAAAAAGCACCACATCCACCCCGAGCTATTCTTCTACATTGGCAAACCGCTATGGAAAAGGGGCCTTCCCGCGTACCCGAGCAACTCAACCCTGGAAAGGGACTACCAGGCATTTGTCGCAAAAGACAAGGCTTTATTTCTGGCAAAGTCTTTGATTAAGCTTAACAATAGAATATCAAAGTTGACCAACAGCGAGAAAATACTAAATTGTGTCAGCACTATTGAAACGGCAATTAAAACAATGAAGGTCCATCTACGGAAAAAATGAAACTACTGGAAGGCCAAAAAATTGTTGCGGGAAGGCTTGTTGAAACCATATGGAATGTGGGATGTAAAACTCCGCCTATTCCAGAGGATTTAACAACCGTGCCCGGATATGGCGATCCAAAGGCAAAGTTTAAACGAACCCCTATTCCGGAGTATATGGCTATAGAAAAAAGCCAGATGGGGGAGGATGGATCTATTCGTTACACACCGCTTCAGCAGCAGTTCATCAGGGAAGAAGTGATGAAGATATTCCACTCGGGCCAGTGGGTATACATCCGGGGCGTACTTACATGGATAAATCCCTGGATGTACCTTGGCCTAAACTATTGGAGACCTGCACTTGAAACGGCCGATGGCTTTCTTGAGTATCGGGACAGGCAGAGAAAAATCCTTCAGTTCTGCTGGCACGTCTACCAGAACGAAAAGGAACTTGGGGTGATATACCTAAAGGGACGTCAGGAAGGACTATCAACCTGGGGCCACCTGATAATGTTCTGGCTTGCCATCCGGGCCGAAAAACAAAACATAGGACTTTCGTCTTCTGACCAGAAGCTGGCCGACGAGAACTTTGACGAACTTGTTTCTAAGCCCGTGTCTGCGCTTCCTATTTGGCTCATCCCGGTGCATAGGATGAATAAAAACGAGCTATTACTTGTTGAGCCACCGGAGAGACAGTCAAAGACCAAAAAGACATCCAGCGTCTCCAAAGCATTGGGCGGAAGTATGAGGCTCCGGGCTTTGACAAAAAGAGGGTGGGACGGTAAACGTTTGAACGGGCTATTCGCCGATGAGGGCGGTAAGTGGGTGCAGGTTCAAATCACCAAGTGGTGGTCAAAGCAGGTGCGAGCCCTGATGGTGAACGGAAAGAAGAGGGGATTCGCGTTCTTTCCGACAACAACGGAAGAAGGTGATCAGGGAGGTGCCGAGTTTGAACGTTTTTACGAACAGGCCAATATCGAAACCCGGCAGGGTGGTAAATACCCTACAACTACTAATAAACTTGTGAGCCTCTTCCTCCCTGCGTACATGGGGCTTCCCGGGTGGACAGATGCATACGGTAATGATATTGTTGAATACCCGGATGAAGAGCAGTGGGAATGGATGCGCAAGCATGGCCACGACGAAAGGATCGGATCTAAGGAGAAACTCCTTAGGGATAGGCAGCAATACATTGAGGCCGGCCTGGACGACCTGTACGCAGAGGAAATGCGTCAGAACCCATTCACACCATCAGATGCATTCAACAGTCTCAACGAACACTGTCCATTTGACCTCACCATTCTACAAGCGCTGAAGCGAACGGCAGATATCAAAGAGGTCCAGGACCGCGTGCGTACGGGATACTTCTATTGGATGGATGCCAAAGAAAGAACCGTGGTTGGATGGAAAGAAGACTCCAAAGGAAGTGTTCAAAGAACCTGGGAGCCGCCAATGTCGCTTATTAATCGCGTTGCCATGAGAAGGGGTGTCAAAACTCCAATGAATGGCAAGCTCGGCTGTCTGGGAGTTGACCCCTATCTCAAAGCCAGCACCAAGGGCAAGGGCTCTAAAATGGCCATCACCGGCAAGTTGTATTACAACAAAGGATATGAGGCAGAAAATAGAAAGGCAAGGCTCTCCACCGGGAATGACCTGCCAGGATACTTCCCGACGCCGGCCATATTCCTGTCCTTTACGAACCGATCTTCTGATCCAAATATTGACATGGAGCAGTTGATCATGGCTGCCGTGTATTACTCTATGCCGATTGTGATTGAGAATAACGCCAGCATAAGTGTGGAAAACTATTTCAGCAGCCGTGGGTATGGTGGGTTTCTGCTTCGGGAGGCGGAGATATTAAATGAAACATCTCCCACGCAGGTGCAATGGGAGGTGACAGGTATTCACACCGGATCCGAGGGCCAGGGAAGTGACGTGGTTCGAAAGGGCGCCACTTATTTTAATGACTTCCTGCGCGGGGACGCAATCTACCTGGGCGAACACACATACGACATAATTGAAGAAGCAATTAGGTATCCATTCGTGGCCAGCATAAACGACAACATGATGTTTGACATCACCAACAGGACCAAGAGCGATGCCACGATGAGTATAATTATGGCTCATTTTTACGAATATAATTTGAACGAATACAGCAACCCTTTTGTAATTGGAGTCCACGAAAGCAGGCCAACTAACAGGCTTTTCCCAAAAGGAACTTTTTTACGAAGAGTTCGTTCCTAAATTTTTTATGCGCATCCCCAAAGATTTTGTATTTTTGGGCTTCATTTAAAAATTTATCTCGATGGCATTACTTCGCATGAACTCAACAGTAAACCCCCTTACAGGAGCTTCTATTGTAGGTGGTTCTTCTCTTTTGGTTTACAACACCGACGGTATCGTTTGGGGAACTCTTGCTTCCAGGGTTGGTACAACGGCTTCCAGTACATTTGATTATGTTAATGGAAACAATAGCATTGGTAAGGCTGCTGTAAATCATAGCGTTACTAATATTACCACTGCTGCCGGGGCTTCCACCGTAAGCTAACATTTTAATTACGTCATCGAGCGTGTGCCGCCTTTCACAAGAAGGCGGCTATTTCTGTTTTATTTCACATCCTTAAAATATTCTTCGTAATGCTCAACCCCCATGTAATTGGGTTTTGAGTGTTGACTTATGGCAGATAAGTTAAACCTGTTGTCGTCAAACCCGGCGGGCGTTGTCCATTCCGATCCATGTGGAAGATGATAGCAAACATTGTATGGAAGTTTATTTTTAACCCTATCCGCCCAGAAGTTATCCCATGCCACCCTACCAAGTTTAAGAGGCACATTAATAAGTTCAGATATGCAATAGGCACCCGGCCTGAAAGCAAATAAGTCAATGCCTTCATATTCTTTGATGTTGCTTATATCTTTAAAGCTGAGTGCCGCTTGAGTGATACAATCGACACGCTTTGCGTAGCAGGCATCAAAATTGTGAGTGTCCATATAGTTTCGGATGATAGCCACAGACTCAGGAATCAAGCAAATATCCCTGTTGATTATAATCAGGATGTCATCAGGATGGGAGAAGCACTCAACCCCCTCGCGAAGCATTTCATTTACTGTAGGCCAATCTTCTGAAGATTGTAAAAGTAATTTTACGTGAACGTCATTGGTTGCAAGAATGCTCCAGGAAAAAGCGGCCAATCCATACCGGCCCATTGTATGAGTTTCGGTTGTCTGATATTCATTAACTAACAAATAAGTTGTGGCCGCATTAAGATCGTAGTGCTGCCTTACAGGGGTGTTTCTTGCAATACAAGCAATGAGCTGTGATGTTTCGTGAGCAATCATCTCTTTACAGAAAACGCCTATAGTACTTGGTTTTGGCGTTCCTTGCACCCATGATGGACTTCTTGTTATAAGAATATTTGGCTTTTCACATAAGTGAAACTGAAGGCTATCATTCACTATGTAAAGAGTGTCTTCCTGGTTCATGTCCTCCTGAAGCTTTGCAAATCCATCTGTATGGCCTTTGTATATTTCAAAAGGAATGTGAAGTGTATTTAGCGCATACCGTATGTTTACTAAGATTTCTTTATTGTCAATTTTGTTTGACGCGCCATCAAGGGCCACGATGGCTTTTTTAAAGTTGTGCATGATATTCTTGAAATGCTTGAAAGTTTCTAAACGGAAGTACAAGTTTTGGATCTTGCCCATCCTGTTGGCAAAGTGTTATTTTTTTGTCCGGCCATTTGTTTTGGCATATAGACTCCGCCCTCACCGGGTCGGCATTGCAATTGTCTGGCACTTCAAACACTTTATGCTGAGGAAAGAGTTCGTACACTATCTTGGAGAATCGAGACATACAGCAGATAATAGAAGGCTGCTTTAGTTTTTTGCAAACCATGTAGATGTCTCCAAAGCGGCCAAGAATTACGTACACCGGCCATTCCTCATCTTTTTTAGGTACAGAGTATTCCCAATAATCTATTCCCCCATCAGGGTCAATCAATCCAGAAGCCACCATCCCAGGCCACGCCCTACCTCTGTGAGTGCCGCCGTGTTCACCGCAATTGTAGGCACGGGATACAGCAGGCAGTATCTCCATTCTGCCTCCAATACTTTTACTAATAACAACATCCCAGGAAGTATCGTGAGAGTCGTCTCCGGTTGTCCATTTTTCTTCCATCTCCTCCCACCTGTCTTTCCATGTTCCCCATCCCCAGCAAGTAAAATAGTTTTGGCGCATTACTTTGCCATGATCTTTTTCTGACAGTGGTAAACCTGGCTGTTTGTCGTGTCCCCATAAACCAATTGTGCGAACAGATCGGTCGTCTTTGTATTTCTTTGCCGCCCATTCAATGTAGAGCAGGGCGTCATCAGAAATAATAACATCGTCCTCAATCAACAAAACAAAATCCGGGCCGTCTTCCCAAGCAATCTCTAAAGCCCGTTTTATATTATAATTGCATCCTAACTTCTTTGTTGTTACGCTATGGGTGAACCCTTCTTTAGCATAGATGGCAAATATTTCATTGCTTGTGTCTCCATTTTCATCACAGTCTATGGAGCAAAAAATGGGGTATTTGTCAGGAGAATATCCCTTTGCTCCTAAAATAGCAGCAAGAGATCGTCTTGAATATTCTGGCCTGTTGTAGGCCGAAATGGCAATGTTTATTTTCATATTATTTAACCCGATATAGCCAGCAACTTTCAGTTCCTTCTATATTGTCTTCTCCTACTATTTCATTTACGGCCTGAGTTACGCCGGGCCATGTTGGATAGTCGTGGCCAGCAAGAAAGCCGCCAGGTTTTACTTTTGGCATCCATGCAAGAATGTCTGACTTGACACTATCGTAATCATGTGCGGCATCGATGAATACAAAGTCAAGGCTTTTATCTTCATAGGTTGATGCGGCATATAGGCTGTCCATGCGCTTAACATTAACATAGGGAAGTATTGGCTCAATGTTCTTTTTGAAAACATCAAACACATTTTCCTGCAATGGCTGATGTTCTATACTACCCTCCCAGGTATCGACAAGGTCAAGCGTTATTATCTTGCCAGAGTTAATAATTTCTACAGCAAGAAATGCCGCACTCCTACCCTTCCAAACGCCTACTTCAACAAAGTGTGCTTTTTGTGCAGCCGATTGTACAATTTGAGCGTACAGGTTTGGGTATGTAAACCAATCCTCACCCTCTGTTAAATGATAAAAATGTTCCATTATTTTTTGTCCATTAAGTAATTCTGATGTGCTTTGGTATAGGCATGGATGGGTCCAACCAACTTTCAGCCCAAGCCTTTGTATATGACCATTTAAAGCGTGGTCCATTCCCTGGGCTAAATCCATTCCGTCTAAAAGAATTTTCTCACCCGCTTCTGCGCTTATCCAGTAGCCATGAGAGCATCTTGAAAGATAGGACGGGCTGCTGTAAACCAACCTGTCTGGAGATGGCGACGACACATTCATTTCCATGCCCCAGGAAGATTCTATATTTTGACTTACGCCTCCAAAAAAAACAATATCAAGAGACTGCTCTTTGGCTTCGTGAATCATTTTGGAAAAATCAAAATCGGCCGTAAGAATGACGTCGTCCTCTACAATAAGAACATCTTCCCCTCGCTCCATAATTGAATAATGTTTGATGTTATTGGAGGCAGGCATTGGTATATCATCGCCCTTTGACACTATTTCATAATCATATTCAGGCGGCAATTCCTTCAGTCTATCAGCATATCCAGTGTAATGACAGACGTATATTTTGTGTTTTTCCATGCCCCAAATGTAAAACAATTAACCAACAAAACCGCTCTGGGAGAAAAAATGCAATCATTCTTTTCTCTAAAAAATGTATCTTGCACCCATTATGCTTGAGCAGCTAATCATCACCATCCTCACCTACCTGAACGCCGGGGGCTACTACAAAAGCGCCGAGGAAATCAAGAATGCTATAAATGTAGCCCAGCTTGATTTGTATAAGCGTTTGCGGGGAAATCTGGCACAATATGCGCCTGGAAGGCCATCGTCGTCCATCACCCCTCAGGAAACAAATGTCACGGCAGATGCTATTTCGGAGTTGTATTATGTGGTGGACACTCCTGTCCAGGCCGCAACCGGGTATGCTGATATTTTGAGCGGGACATTTGCTGGCACCACGTTCAGCAGAACCATTGATTTGGTTCTTTCCCTCGAAGTGTCTTACACGGATTTCCCGGCAGAATTCTATCCCGTAAACATTGTGCCGGACAATCAGTTTTTGATGATGAAGAATAATCCCGTAATTCCTCCGGTTCAAAAACGACCACTGGGAAGGATGGTGTCGTCATTGCTGTATGAGTGCAGCCCGTCTAATTTGCCGACAACTCCACCAGTGGCAATTAGTTCTTACAAGGCACGGGTTTTAACGCTTCCAAACCAGGTAGATTTTTATTTTGACAATCCTACGCCAAGAGATGGGCCGATTCCGAACATTATTATACCACCTGGGAGCAATATTGATTGGTCGATTGATAAGCTGGACAATATGGTTTATGGAACAGTTGCTAATCTTGGCTTCAATCTTTCAAATGGTGTTCTGGTTCAATCCGGGAACGCCATGAACGACAAAATTCTGTAAGACATGGGAATTGATTACAACTACATAGCCAACCAGATAGTCCTGTTGTTTACAGCAGGAAGGCCCACCACCGAGGGTATAGACTCCCGGGAGGTGGAAGCATGGGTGAGAGAGGCTCACGCGGCTATAGGGCGCCAGGAATACTTTGAGAACTATAAGGCAGAATCTCAAAGCACCGTAAACGGGCAGTGGCTTGTAACCATTCCACTCTTAGTTAGCCCTCCGGCGGCAAACGATCCCATCGGGTATCATAAGGCTCCGCTGATTGATAATTTCCTGCCGCTTCCTAAGAACCGGGGGATAGTTAGGGTGAGCGTTGCCGACAAAGACTACAAACAGAAAAGGCAGCTTGCTTTTATCTCTCTTGAGAACTACGAAAACATCCGGGGCGGATCCACGATAAAATTCGCCGGGGATTATTTTTACAGCACGGAAGCAAAAACTATTTACATCTTGCCGGCCTGCAACAACGAAATTAAAATCAAAGAGATAAACGTCACCCAGGCTGTGGCAAACGAGGCCACACTAAACGATGGCCATGTGATGCTGATAGTTAGCCAGGTGATGCCTCTTATGATGCAACGATTCGGAAGAAAGGCCGACATGGATACGGACGGAAACCCTAACCAGCTATAAAAATGCTTATAGACAACGTTAAAAGTATAGTTGGAACAAAAATGGAGGAGCTTAAGGCTCCGGCCAATATGCAGTTTGACTTCCTGTCCTGGGCACTTGACTTCGTCCGGGATATGCAGAAGGATGTCAAGACATTGATTCCAGATCGCGACAAGGTATTATTCATTCCGCTCGAAAAGACCGGCTACAACATAGTTAGGCTTCCGGGCGACTATTACGACTACATAAGCGTAGGCACACAGATTGGCCACTACGTAAAAGGGCTGGCCATCAACAACAGGCTAACTGAGCATAAGAAGCAGCCAAACATTCCGCCCATTATTGACGGAAGCACAACCGACAACATCTGGTACTGGGGCGGCTTTTATGGCGCAGGAATGAGCTGGGCTACAAATGGCGCTATTGATGCTTACGGTAATGGCGGTGACTATGGAGACGTATCAATTGATCCTGCAAAAAGGATAATGATCACCAGCCCAACGTTTCGTTTTAAAAACATCACCCTGAGGTATTACACAAACTGCATAACGCCGTCAGAAGAAACCTGTATCCACCCATGGTTTATCATGCCTCTGAAGCATTGGCTCAACTATTGGTATTACTTTTACAAGGGCGACAGCAGGTGGCAGGTGAGTAAGTTGGAATACGAGAAGGCTTATCTTTTTGCCGTTCAAAGCAAATACCGAACTAATATTCCGACAATTGTTAAAACATTGGAAAGAATCAGAGGCTACAGGCACGCATAAAACATGGCAGAAACAGCAGGAACAATAGGGATTCCGAATATTAAAAACGAGATACTTCCATATCTTGAAAACTATTCCCGTAGGCAGGAAAGGGCCGCGGCGTTGGAAGCTACCAGGCAGAGGCGTCAGCAGGAACTGCAATTTAAGAAAGAGCAGGAAGCAGGCAAGCTTAAAATACCAGACATCCCCTCTCCAAAAGAGGGTTATTTTAGTTCATATATTGCTAAAAAAAGAAAGTCTTTTGTGGACGGTCTGGTAGCCATGCAAGCGTCAGGGAAGGTGTCCCAAGGCGAATTAGAGACCGCAGCTCGAGCTGGGACTTCTCAACTTGAAACTGAAGACGTTAACCAAGCATTTAACAGCAAACTCTTAGAAGACGAGGCAAAACAATTACAAGAGCGAGGTGTTGTTGGGGCTAATAAAGGTCTTATACAAGCATACGTTAATCAAGGAATGAACTCAGCAGACCCTGATAAATTCTTTGCGTCTCCACATTTGGAGGGCTTTACAGCGTTTGCTACGGGCGACTACCGCAATATTAGCCCTGCCAAAATAATGGAAAACACCCTAAAAGGGAAGAAGCCAAGCTATAAAAAAATAGAAGTTGGTGACAGAACTGAGGACTTTGAGGTTTGGGATATGTTTAATTTAGGTAGGGAAAAGGACCCTATATCCGGTGCTGACATAGTTACAGCAAAAGATGTAAACATTGGTATAGCTGAAATGTTAGTTAATGCAGACCCTATCCGACAAAAGTTAAAGGACAATTGGATTGCAAGTAGAGCACAGGTGGTGCAAGTTGAGCCTGCATTTGTAAGTCAATATGGCAATCTACCGGATGATCAAAAGAAATTAGAGGCGCAAAAAGCGGCTACAAAAGAATTTTACGATGAGGCCGGCAGGGCGTATCAAAATACAAAATATGGCGTTGCGTATGATGAAGCCGGCAGGGCGGCCGGTGGTGGTTCAAAAAATGCATATGCAAAATACGCTACAGGGATGGAGAATAGGCGCCTTCCTAATAACTCACAGGTTTCTGTATATGGGATTGCCCAACCTAATGGAAAACCAATCCAGATTGAGCTTCCTCTAAACTATAGATATTTAAACACAACCACCAATAAGGAAGAAGATTCGGCTGGCAGTGGCGCTTCACTATCGTCTCCAGCCGTTGGATGGGCAGCTAAAAACATAAAGACAGGGAAGTATATTGACCCATCAGAGTATAAAAACACAAGGGCCTCTGAGGTTAAATTTGTGCCTGGGGTTTATGGAATCAAAAGCAATCTTCAAACAAGAACTGGCACCCCAAGTATGGTTTCTTATGGGGGGTCAAGCCTGGGCGGGCCGGGCATAGTTACAGATCAAATTTTTATTGAAGAAGGAGTTCCTGGCTGGAAAGTATTGGCATCTGATATATTTAAAGCAAAAGGCAGCTCGTATGAAGCCGCTAAAGCAAAGGCGCTGAAAGAAACAAAGAGTAAATTTTTGCAAGGCACTCCGAAAAAGAAAAAATTTAGAACGTCCAAATAAAAGACATGGATAATCCAAAAAAGAAGCTATACAACTCTCTGGTTACCTCAAAAGATCCTGATGTAAAAGAGCATTTTAGCCAATGGTCTGAGGACGAGTTTGATAAGAAACTATCAACTGATAAAAAGTTCCAGAAAGACCTTTTTCTTGATCTGAAAGATATTGGCATGGCCACAGACGAGGCCACTTTTACCAAGGAATATTTAGCTCAGCCGGCCCCCTCGGCTACTCCCGCTCCCACTCCTGGCGCCGTAGCGCCGGTGGTTCAGGCAGGTGAACCGGCACCTAAAATTGAAAGCACCGGGGTTGAAGGCAAGAAAACTGGAGAAGAAAAACCATCAAAATCTTCAAAAATTTTTGCAGGAATTAGCAAGGGAGTAGAAATGATTACGGCTCCAATAACTGCTGCATATGATTTTGGGATGGGGTTGGTTAAGGGGGTTCAGGCAACTCCCGTAGCCAGAGGCTACAAAGATCAAAAGCCGGTTGAAATAACTGAGATTACAACAAGAACTGAAACTCCAGTTATTCAATTAGGTAAGCAATACGATCCGCTGGTAATGAAAAGAGTGGAGGCTGAGCAAGCACTTGAAAAAGCCAAAAAGGCCAGGGAACAATATACAATTACCGCAAAGAACGTTGGTATACCACTGAGCAATCAGGCAAAGAATTTAAAAGAATTTGACGACGAGATCGATAGGAATCTAATAATTTTAAATACAAGCAAAGCTGATTTTGACCAGAAGTCTGTAAAGTTTGATGAAACGCTAACAGAGTGGGCTGCGGATGAAGCCAAAAAAGCCCCGCAAGAGGCGTTTATGAAGGACGGCTCTGGTTTTGAAGTCCCTAAGGAGGAATATGTTACAGCAAAAACAAATAAGCTTGCTGAAAAAATGGGCATCCCCGTTAATCAGTATACCTACAAATTAATGAAGGACAAGCTCAATCAGCAAATGAATTGGGCTAAAATGGAGCCAGAATACAAGCAAGAACTCAATGCGGAATTCAAGAAGTTAAGCGGCGGTCTTACTCTCCCCGAGGCAATGCAGAACGAGCTGGAGCGAGGATCTGGAGCATCGGTTTTGAAAAAAAAAGCTCAGGCTGAATATGAAATCAAAGAAGCGGCTATAATTAAACAGAGGGACGCGGATATTGACGTTGAGTCTACGGCTTATAAAACAACCCTGGGAGGTCTTCAGGAAACAATTAAAAACGACCCGGAGATCGGCTCAGCCATAGACGCTTATGACAAAAAAACTTTTGACCCAATACAAGCCCTTGTAAATGAAGGAAAACTATCTGTGCCAGAGGCAGAAAAAATGCTCAGGTCTCCTGAGGCCAAGAGGGTAAGGGACGAGTTTATAGACGCCCAGGTGGCTAAAAAATACGGGCCTCAGATGACGGAATCGTTTGACAAATACCTGTCAAGGATCAGTGAGCTAAACAATAGTGCTAAAAGAAAAGCAAAAATTGAGGCCGCTGCGATAGATAAAGCATACAAAAAGAAAGCAGATCAGGACGCAAAAGCTGTCCAGGCTAAATACAAGCCATCCTCAACAATTATTGAGAATTACAAGAAGGCTTCTGACATTGCTTTAAGTAAGGTAGAAGGCAAAAGTAAAATGAACCTTCGAAAAACCGACATAGAAAAAAACTATTGGAATCAGTTTGTTGGAACTACATTAAATGGCCTTGGGAAAGGAATTTCTTCCACAGCCTTTTTATTCAACCTTCGCAACATTGGCAACTTTGGAGATGTACTTGCCTCCCAGAATAGGACCAGTGATTTAATGATTGAGGGGTGGGATGACTATAGTTTTGACAAAGAAGGCATCACAAAGCTCATTAATACCGTTGGGGTTCAGGGCGGACAAATGCTTCCTTCTATGGCCGCAACCGTTGCTGTAGCAGCAGCAACAAGAGGAATGGGCGCTACATCATTATTAACCAGGCTTTTGGCTACATCGGTTCCACAATGGACCGGTGCTACAATGCAAATAGCTGGTCAAGCAAAGCAAGATGTTTTTGCGCAGACGGGGGATGTTGCCAAGGCGGAAAAGGCGGCTGTAGATTCGTTTGTTGGTCAGATGTACGCATATCCCGCATACCTTCTCACCGGGCTAAAGTATTTTAATGACGCCGGAAAAACGTTTTTACCAATCGGAATGTTTGGTAAAAACGCAACACGACCAATCAGGGCGCTTTTTCAGGGTGGCGCGGAAGTTGTGGGCGAAACCATAGAGGAGCTTTCTGAAAACGCAAATGCAGACGCAATTTTAAAAGGCAAGGATCCGAGCTTTGCTAATTTGTACAAAGCGTTTACATTCCAAAACGCTTCAAATACCTTGGCTCAGGTGGCTCCATTGTCCCTTATAATGGGAGGCGCTCCTGCTGTCTACAGAGAAGGAAAGGCTACGGTTAACCAAATGATAGCCGGCGGGTTTTATGCTAAAAATGTCCTTGGAAAAATCTCCAACCCGGCTCTCTTGAAAGAAAACCAAGCCCAATGGCTCATTAAGTTATACCAGGACAAGGGGGAAGGTTTTGCTGGCGGTATGCTTTCAACCATGCTTCACAGGGGGGATATCGACAAGAAAAGGGCCCAGGTTCTGGCCCAGAAGCTGGAGAACTACAAAAACTTTAGTACGATAAAAGCAATCCAGGACGTAGAAAATCCTCTTGTTAAGCAAACTGCCTTTGTGCTTTACGATAAGTATCAGGAAGCAAAAAACAGTGGAAATAAGGACGCTGAATCAGCAGCCTTAGATAATTACAACAGGTATATGTCTGGCAGGGGGGCTGAACTTGTTATGGTGAGAATGCCGGATGGCGACTATCAGGTGTACAGCTACGAGGACTTTAATAGTCTAATGGATAGCAAAGAATTCCAAGCCGCGGCAAGTAAATATGAATCAACTCATGCCGGCGTATTTGAAATCACGCCGCTCATCCAAACAAACGAGGAGCTGCAAAATCCTAAGCTACAGCAGATAATTGGGCGCTTTGATGCAATTAAGAATTCAGAGCCAGAGGAGACAAAAGCCAAAGAAGATTCAGAGGCGGTACAAGTTTCTGACGACGAAATTTTGCAGGGCCAAAAAAGAACCGGGTTCCAGGCCCCAACACTGATGTCCGTCCTTCCTGTTGAGTATGCTGCCGTTATGGATGCAGTGACAAGTAATGAAAGAGGTGTTACTCCGGACGAAGTTAAAGAGACGACAAGGTACATCTACGACCTTCGTAAAATATACGCCAACATGGCTAAGTCGTCTACAAGGAATCTTACCTTGGATCAGATCCAAACCTTTACTGACGAACTAACTAACGCGCTTGTTGGGCTTTCTGACTATAAAGACAACCTTTCTTACGGCGAGAACGAAACCCCGGGGCCGGAAGACACTTCGCCAACCATTCCGGGTCCATCCGCCCAGGAAGTTGCTTCTCAGAACCTGGAAGAAAGGGTGGCCGCTGATATTAAAGCCGGACGGTTTGCCAATGTAACATTTAATTCAGAGGCGGAGGTCCCTGAAGCGTTGCAGCCATACCTGGAGAGAGCCGTAAGGTTTAAGCAGGACGGCATTACTAAAATCCAGATAACCGCTCCGGCAAGCTTAATTGAGCAACCGGTGTCTAACATCCAAGAGGAAACTGTTGTTGTGGAAGGGCCAACTATAGAGGCGCCTGTGACGGAAGAAGCTCCCGTAACAGAGGAGGCGCCTGTGACGGAAGAAACTTCCGTTGCAGAAGAAGCTCCCGTTACGGAGCCGGCCGCCGAACAAACAACAGAGCCGCCGAAACCTAAAGCTAAAATTAATCTGTTTACAGACGAGGACGCTGTAGGAAGCTTTACCCAAAGACAGCTTGAAAGCTACGAGAAACTTCTCTTTAACGGAGAGGATGACATGGCTAAGCAAATGGTAAATGCTCAAAAGCAACGGATGGTGAACCGGGAGATTGAGCAGGTGGAGCGCGGCGAGATTAGTGAAAAGGTAAAAGCGTTTTACGCAAAGTTTGGTATTGGGATTGAAACACTCAGCGCCGACGAGTTTGTCCAGATGATGAAGGAAAATGGCGAGTCGGCGTCAAGAACTCAAGAGGGGGTGTTTGATGATAAGAACGGAAAAATTTATATTAATAAGGACGCGTTTGATGCAGGATGGGGCACGACGGTGATATGGCACGAGGCTGTCCACCCGATAATGAACATCATCCACAATAGCAACAAGCCTCTGTACGATAAAATCCACAGGGGTATTGAAGCTGCAATTAAGGTTAATCCAGAAGGAGGGCTATCCAAGGTTAAGGAGTGGGTTGAGACAAACTACACAAACAAAAAGGGGTACGACGAAGCGTCCAGGAAGGATGAGTTAATTGTAGAGGCAATTGCAAGGCTTTCCGCTGGAACTCTTTCGTTTAATGAATTGCAGCCAACACTCAGGCAGCAGTTTAAGGATTTAATTAATCGCATTGGTAAGATCCTGGGGCTTTCCAGTAATGATATTGACAGCGATGATATAAAAGCGCTTAAGGATCTTGCCAAAAAGATTACAGCGGAAATAAATAAAGCTGGAAAAGGCGACCTGTCTAAAATTGTAGGGCTGGAAAATGTGGGCAAAACCCAGAGGCCAACAGGCACAAAGTCTCAGGCAAGGGCAAACGAGGTTTTTGACGGCATATTAGAGCAGCTCGGCATAAGCCTTGGAGTGGTGAATCCCAAAACCGGTACATCAAAAGTGACCAATTTTGATATCGCCAAGGCAATGAATGAGTACTATAAAAAAATGTTCAAGAATATTCCTGTTGGGAATTTCGGCCCTAAGGCATTGGATATAGTATCAAACTACGCGGCAGACGAAATAATTTTTGGAATTGAAAGGTTTGGGAATGGCTCTGGAAGGGGGTGGTATACCGTTGACTACGCAAAGGCTCTCAATACACTTGGCAAAATAGATCCAGACATTGTAAACAATCCTGAAATAAAAGAGATTGCTACGGTTGTTATCTCCATTGCGTCAAACTCCACAGATGTGTACACCAACTTAAAAAGAGTTCTTTACGCGGTTGATGTTTACAAAAAGACCGGCAAGATTCCTACCGACGTTGGTGTTGGAAAAGGAATGAGTGCCATAGCCAAAAGCATATCGGTGTACAATAACTTGCTGGATCTTTTTGGTAACGTGAACGATCTTAAACAGTTCATGCAAACTGTAAGGCCAGTTTCTGAGTCAAAAAAGGCGCTAATAGAAAAGACTGGGCTAAAAACCTGGGCCAAGGTTATGGCCGCCGGATACGGAACCAACCCGGAGTGGAATGAAAGCGAGACGCTGCCTACCTCTGTAATTTTGTTCGGCCCTAAGATTGGAGCGTTTTATTCCAATCTATCCGGGCTGGGCGGCACCCCAACAATTGATAGATGGTGTATAAGAACTATGTATCGATATATGGGCGATATGAAGGCTAAGGTTCTTCCGGCCGAATTGGAGTCTTTCATTAAGGAAAACAATTTGCAAGGCCAGTCCAAGGGAAGTGTAATGTCGATAATTGAGGATCACGCAAAATTATTTGACGCCATACTTACAGGGAGGGGTCAGTTTAAAAATATCCCAAAGGCCGATAGAAATGAAAAGCTTAAGCCGTATAGAAAGGGAAGTCAAATTTGGAATAAGTTAACCGGCGTGGTCAATGAAATTGAAGACGGGCTTACGGATAAGATTGAAAACAAAGCCGAGTATGCCAGGGAGTTTAGATCATTCACAAAAAGAGCTTTCGAAAAGGTACAAGAAAAAATAAAGCAAAAAACCGGCCAGGACCTTGAGATATCTGACATCCAAGCGATCCTTTGGATTTATGAAAAAGAACTATTTGGCGCCCTTGGCGTTAAGCAAAAGCCAGAGTCCACATACTCCGCATCCGCCCAAAGGTTAATCAATGAAGTAGATGCTGGCAAGTTTACTGTAGAGCAGCTTAAAAGCGGCAATGTATCTGGGGAAGAAGTCGTTGAGGAAGAGGGTGCTATGGGGGATAGTTATGGTATGTCTCCTGAGTCATTTGAGTCTGGGATCAATGATCAGCCGGGGCGATTGAATGAAAATGTTAAAAAAATGCAGCCAAGTCTTGGCGGTAGAGAAAAAGAAAGTAAATTTGAACCAGAAAATGAAAAAGAACAACGAAGAATACCTAAGTCCCAATCAAGCATTGGAGGACGATCCGAACAGGCCGGAGACGGAGGAGGACGGAGTGAAGGAAGAACTCTTACGCCGCTTAGTGGTGCGCCGAATGTTCCAGGCGCCAGCGGTCCCGACCCGGGACTTGTTGCAGTCGCAGAAAAATATGCCAAAGAAAAAGGCATAAATCTTAGGCGGCAAGCCGAATATGTAGACATTGATGAGGACAGGTCTGTGCGACTTGCGAATGCGTACGAGGAGATGCCTCATGCGCCAGAAGACCCAAAAGTTAAAGAATCGTATGCAGACCTCATAAGGCAAACAAAAGACCAGTTTTATGCCCTTGTAAATGCTGGATACACATTTACGTTTTTTGATCAAGACACCGATCCATACGACGGCAAACCGTGGAGGGCCATGAAAGACCTTCGAAACAATAAAACAATGGCGGTGTATGGAACGTATGATGGATATGGCACCGAGGGCGTTACCGGAGCTATGATTGAAAACAATCCTATGCTTGAGGATACTGGGTTAAAGTGGCCAGACCAAAATGGCGTTATGCATTCGGTTACGGCCAACGATTTGTTTCGGGCTGTTCATGATGCATTCGGTCATGGTTTGGAAGGCGCTGGATTTAGAGCAAGGGGAGAGGAAAATGCTTGGCAGGCGCACGTTAGACTATTCACAGGCCCTGCCATTGCGGCAATTACAAGTGAAACCCGGGGGCAAAACTCATGGCTTAACTATGGGCCTTTGGGAGAGAAAAATAGAACTGCCGACATTTCAAATACTGATTTTGCATTGCAGAAAACCGGGCTGATGCCGGAATGGACCTGGACTGAAGGCCGAGCTGCCGACATGGAGGAAGGCGGCGGATCTCAAGCCAGCTTGGGCGGACGAGCCACCGGAACCGTTCTTTTTGATAAAGATGGCGGCAGGCTTGTCGGGAAGAACGATCAGTTTAAAGTGGACGATCTGGTAAGCTCAATGGATCACCCGATCTACGCTTCTATTTATTCGTGGTACAAAGGCAAGAATAAGAAAATTGGCGCGTATGGTGGAAGAGGGAGTGATGTTGGCCTGGCTTGGTATAATGGCAACACAAAAGACATAAAGCTTAATATCAACCATCCCTTGGCGTCAAAAAGACTTGCTTCTCAGGAAGAACTTGACTACATCGTTGCCCATGAAATAATACACGGCATTGTCGATGACTACATAAAAACAGACCAGAAGGCATTTGATGATTTCAATGATGAACTGTCTGGCTTAAGAGATATTCTTAAGGCTCAGGATCAAACCGGCCTTCCGGATTCTTTAAAAGAAAACATCAATTATATTTTTGGCGGCAACCCAGAGGAGATGGTTGCATACGCACTCACCAACCCAGAGGTGGCGGCGTATTTTAATTCAATTCCCGTATCTAATAAGCCCGGGGCAAAAACAATTTGGAACAGCATTGTCGATGCTATTTTGAAAATAGTTGGCAAGGCGGTGAATGATAAGTCGCTCCTTAACGCAGTGACGGAAACATTTAATAAGTACACGGATACGTTTTCCAAGCCACAGGCCAGCCTCGGTGGCCGCCAGAACGCCCCGTCCTTTGCCGACCTGGATGAAGTGCTGGATATGTCCCCTGTAAAAAGCCGGGCCGCAAGGGAGAAACTTATCGATCAATACGGCAAGGAAACAGTAGACAAAATGATAGAAATATCTCGTAATTTTGAAAAAATAATCAACGACCTGGAAGAACGGGAAGTTGTTAAAAAAGACTGTCCATGATGAAACCATCCCTCCTTTCCGCAAGCGATAAAAAGAAGCTGAACCAGGCCGTCGAACACGAGCTGTTTGCTTCCAATTTTTATAAGTATGCTGCTTCTTGCTCCCAGAGACAAGGACTATTTGGGGCTCAGAAATTCTTTGAGAAAGAATCGGCAGACGAGTTAACTCATTATTTTAAGTTGCGCGACTTCTTTAACGACAGAGGGGACGAGGCGGATATGCCGCAGATTGACGCGGTGGAGTTTAAGGATGGCATTGACCTGATGGGAATCCTTGACGCCGCCTATGAGCTGGAGAAGGATCTTAGCGAGTTCTATAATGATTTCTACTTTGCCACAAAGGACGCCACAGTACAGGCCAGGATCCTGAAGTTTGTCAAGATACAGACAAAGGCTGTTGGCGAGTATGGCGACCTGATTGCACGCCTGGGCCTTGCAATGGAATGCTCGGGAGGTCTTATAATATTCGACCAAGAACTGGGAAACAAATAAAGTATGGCAAAGAAGAGTTTAATCCCTTGTGATTTTATTACGACAAAAGGGGGTAAGGAGGTGCGCCTTTCTTATGACCAGATGCGTCAATTCCTTTTTGACAACCCGGAGATGTGGACGCCGTCCAGTAGCCGGAAGATAGGGGTCGGGAAGATGCAGGCGTCCGAAGGCGGAAGGGATGTGAAGGATAACTTTAAAGAAACTATTGCCGAAAGACTGGGACAATTTGAAGAACGGATAAATGATAGAAATCAGCCATCAGTTCTTGAAGTTGCTGAAGCTGTTCTTCCAAAAGCTATTTTTAAAAGGTATCAAAGCCTTTATGAAATGGCGGCAAGGAATGATGTCCGAGTTGATAATGAAGCCCCTGGTTATGGAGCCGTTGCAAGTTATAAGCACAATCACGTACAATTACACGCCCCAACATTAAAAAGGTATTTAGAAAATTATGAAGAATTTGTTGAAACATTTAATCACGAAACCATCCATGGCTTAATTGTTCATGGCATTCGGGATAGATATTCTTTTTATAAAGAATTACAAAGTTTAATGAAAAATGTCGAAGATAATTTCGACAAAGCAAATGATGAGGTAAAAATTATTATTGCTTACATCCAAGACACCCGTAGAGAGTATAGTGTAGAAGATATTCAGGGGGCTACAGAGGAAGAGTTGGACAGTGAGCAATTCAGAGAAATTGGGGACCTTGAAGAACTAATTACCTATGCCTTTACAAATACAGAGTTTGCCAAATTTCTTGATAGTATTCCGGCGTCAAAAGACATAAAGGTTTCCGGCAAAACAATATTCGATCAACTCAAAAGTATTATTCGAGATTTCATTCAGTCATTGGTTAAAGGGCCTACGGCTCTTGATGAGATTAATGAAGCGCTAAACCAATATTTTGACACATCATTTAGGGAGGAGGACATTGCAGAACGAAATGAAAAGTATGGATGGGGCTTAAGGTTTGAGGCAACCAAAGACAGGCTCCAAGCCAGCGAAGGCGGCCGTGGAGGGCTCCCGGGAATCTCTGACCCCAATGTGAAGGGTGCCATTGTTAAGGCAGGCGAGATGTACCGCCGGGCCGGCAACAGCAAAACAGCAGCCATCAGCACCGGCATCCAATATCTCGTAGACAAAGGGTTCACTGAGCAGGAGGCTAAGGCCATCATCACGCCTTTAATCGAAAGGCTCATCACGCCTACGAACTCCAGCTCCACAACGTCCCCTGCCGGATGGATAGCCATCGATTACATCCCAAGAGAGGAAAGGGAGAAGATTAACATCGCCAGAACCACCGTAGAGAACATGAAGGCTCTCGGGGAGATGGCACTCAGGAACAACGAAGTTAATCCAGAGCAACTAACCCAAGCTTTTGCAGACGGACTCGCAAGGCCGCTAACGGCTGTAGAGGTGAGCGCGTTGGTGGCATACAAGGCTCGACTGCAAAACAAAATTGAAGAGGCGTACAAGGCCCTAAACGAAGAGAAGCGTTTTAAAAATACAAGCCAAATAGAAATTGAGGAGGCCAATGTTGCCAACCTTGAAAGACAGCTTCAAAACTATTACATAGCCTCCAGGAAAAGTGCCTATGAAATGGGCTTGGCCTTCAGGCTGCGTCAAATGCTTCTTGACCAGGACTACGAATTAATACAGGTTCAGCAGAAGTACAGGGCTAAATATGGTCCAATACCTGCTGAAACAAAAGCCGCTTTTGAAGAACTTGAGAAAAAGCGCCTGGAAATCTTAGAAAAGGAAAAGCAGCTCGAGGCCGATCGGGATGCGTTTGAGCGTGAGAAGACCATGGCCGGTTTAGTTCAAGAGGTGGAAGAGAAAAAGAAGGGACGAGACACTGGTGATAAAAATGACCAGTCGTTTATTGTTCGTACCATCTTGAATAATATAGCCAAAATCCCATCCATCTTTTCTCGATCAACAAAGGGCCAGGCTTCGGCCGGCCAGCGGGGTGGTGAACTAACCGACGGAGAGTATATCTGGGAGCAGGCTGTAACCATGGCCGCAGAAGAATTGGGTAAGACCTCAAAGCCAGACAAGGCGATGAAGGACTCCGCAATACAGAAGGGCCTTGAGTATATTAAAAGCACCAAGTGGTTTAAAGGGTTGTCTTCTGATGAGCAGAAGGAGGCTTCGGCTGCGTACTCGACTTTCATGAGGGCCAACACGAAGGACCCGGGCGTTGCCCTTACAGAAGACAATAGAATCACCATCTCCCACAAAACGCTTCGCGATTATACTGAGCGCGTTATGGAAGACAATCCGATGGACAAAGATGATCCGGACAGGTATAAGAAACTCATGGAGCTTGTGTCTAAGGAGATTCTGAAAGATATGGCTGCCGATCTTCCGCTTGGAACCAGTTGGCAGGACATCCGGGACGCCATTACAAAGTACGGGCAAACCAGCGAAGGGTCTCAGGAAGACCTGGAGATTGAAATCCGGAAGATGAAGGAGCTTGGAAGAAAGATGGCCCAGCTCGAAGCTGTTCTTTCTGGAAACAAGCCCTTGAAGTCTGGCTATATAAGAGACCCTCAATCCCCGGAAGCCAGGGAACTTGTTCAGCAAATCAATGAAGGGCTGAAGAAGCTGGCCTTGAATGAAATGGAGAGTGACGCCTATCTGAGAAGCAGCCTTGATAAAATAAAGACATCTCTTCGGAATCAAATCGAGGACCTTGACCGCCAAATAAAAGCAGGCAAGCGCACGGTTAAGAACAAGTCCAAGGTTCTTTATGACGAAGAGGCTACGGGGTTAAAAGAGTTGAGAGACCTTTTGCAAAAGCAGCTCGATACAATCGATCCAAGGAATAAGAAAATAAGTGCAGAGGCCCAGCTAAACAATTTGATAGCCGGGCTTGAGAAATCTATTCTTGAGTACGAAAGGCGAATAAAGGAAAAGGATTTTAGCGCATTTAAGAAGGTTAAAACCATGATTGAAGGGCTTCCGAATACAAATAAGTATAAGGACCTGAAAAAACAGCGTGACGACCTTAGGAAGCAGTTGGCCGATTTGAAGAAGGGACCACCGAAATCCCCCCTTCAAAAGAAATTGGATGATCTACAGGATGAGTACGACAGCCTTTTGGATGGCACATACCAGCCAAAAACTCCTCCCGTTCAGTACAATGACCCACGCCTAAATGATTTGAGAGATAAGATAAGCGCTCTTAAAACTCAGCTTGGGTACAAAAAAACTCCTGAGGATATTAAAATTGCAAAGCTTCAAAAGGACCTTTCCGATCTTCTTGCCGGGAACGTAAAAACCAGAAGTGCCCCGTCTCCCGATTCGCCTCAGGCAACCGCACTGCGGAACCAGATACAAAACCTTAAGGATATGCGAGGCGACACCGCCCGGGCGGAATTGGCAAGAGCAATTAAGGCAAAGCAAACGCAGCTCAATAAGATTGACGAACGGATCCATAAGCTAAGGACCACCGGCCAGGACGTTGTGGGCAAGGCCAAGATACAAAGCGCCATCATTGATGACATTCAGCTTGAAATTGATGATAGAAAAGAGATCCTTAAGCAACTTTTAGAACAGCATGGCATTACGGTGCAGAAGCTTCTTGCCGCCGAAAAGAAGAGGATTAACAGGCTCATCGATGCAAAAGAAAAGCGGATGCGCGAAAAGAACTTTGGTCCAAAGATAAGCACCACAAGGAGATTGACTCCGGATGAGTACGACCAAGAGTTGCGCGACCTTCAAATTCAAAAGCAATTGGTTTATGATAGATATGAGGAGGCTTTTTATAGGGCCGAACTCGATAAAAGGCCGAAATGGCGAAAATATTTTATTGACCCTATTCTTGCTGTTTGGGACTTGCCAAAGTCGGCCGTTTCTGGTCTTGACATGAGCGCCCCGTTACGTCAGGGATTATTCCTGGTGTTATCAGAAAGCCCGGTCAAAACTTTTAAAGCGTTTAGGTTTATGTTTGAAGCAACGTTTTCAAATATAACCGACGAGGCTGCTGTAGGTAAAAAGTATGACGAATGGATGGCCTCTGTTAAATCGTCTCCAAACTATCAACTATTGAAAGCATCCGGGCTCTACCTGGCAGACCAGACGGCAAAGGGGCGGGCGGCTGAAGATGCTTTTACAAATAACCTGATCAACTACATCCCATTTATAGAAAAACCTGTAATGGGATTCTCGCTACACCTTTATAAGCGAAGTGAGATTGCGTATAATGCGTTTCTAAACTATATGCGTTATTCGGTTTTTATGGACACTGTGGAGTCCCTGGGCGCCCTGGATAATCCGATTACATTCCAAACACACCCGGAAGAATTTAAGGCCATCGCAGAGGGAATTAATATTGCCACCGGGCGGCCACACCTTGGTAGGGCGGATGCCGTTGCTGATATTTTTAATAAGGTTCTTTTTTCTGTAAGGCTGGTTTGGTCCCGGTTCGTTTTCCTATTCACTCCAGCTCGAGCTGCGTTCCTTCCGCCGGCAGCACGAAAGGTTGAGCTTATAAGATATGGCAAGGCAATGTCGTCGCTTGCGGCTATTATGGCAATGATGGCTTTGTACATGAACAACGATGATGACGATGAAACCTCCGTTGAGCTTGATCCGCGGGGTAAGTTCCTAAACGTTAATCTGAATGATAACTCATCTTTTAATCTGACCGCAGGGCTTAGTCAATGGGCTTCGTTTTTGACAAAGTTATTCTCCAGTAAATACAAAAAAGCAAGCACCGGAGAGATAAGAGATTTGGGTCAAACAGTATATGATCCAAATGCGCTTGATGTTATAGCTCAATTTGTGGCCGGTAAAGCAGCACCAACGCCGCGATTACTTCTGGAGTATAAATTGGCAAAAGCAAATCCAGAGGAGGAGGGCAAGATGATTACGTCTTTTGGAGAAGACTACAGCTTATATTCTTCTTTAGGAGCCCTTGCTGTCCCGTTAATCATTCCGGAAGCCTTAAGGGCTAACGAGAAGAATGAATTGCTAACGGCAATGGGGCTTGGTACGGCAGCCTTTTTCGGAGTGACGATTAATGTAAAGTCGGATAAGTACAAACTACCTTCCGAGATTATGAAGGAAACTTTGGATCCCACAGGAAAGGATTACAAGACAGATACTGAAAAGGCAAAGATTGCTATCAAAGAAGGGAATCTTGGCACTCTTAAAAAGATAGTTGACAAGCAGGCGCCTCTTTTTGCCAACTACAAAATGATAACAAATCCCGATCCGGAGCTTGCCAAATCCATGTACGCAGAAAGTCTTATAAAGTCCTATCAAGATGATAATTTGCTTCTGAAGACTGGCTTAAAAACGGACGAAATGCGGCAGATGTTTTTCTTTAATATGTCTGGGGCCGCTCTTCCGGAGATAATGGAGTCTAATGCCGACAGAAAGCAAATGATTGAAAAGATGCGGAATGATTTGATTGAAAAATTCAAAAGCATTCCGGAAGCCACTCGTCAAAACATATTGGGTCAGTATCAAAAGAAGGCTGAAGAATTGGATCGTGTTGTGGCCTTGTTCAATAAGATGGACTTAAAGTTTAAAGACCAAAAGACCGGCGAGTACAAAAAAGTAAAATGGGAGGAATTTCTGGGCACCGTTAAGTGGTACAGAGATTATAAGTATTTTTACACCATGTACCCGGAGTTCAGGGCAAACGCTGGCAAAAAATAAAGAGGCAAAATGATACACAGGATCGATAGGGTTAACCCGGATGTAGACGACAGAGTGATAAAGCCAAACGAGGCGAGGGAGGCAATAAACCTTCGTTTCGGGGCGTCCACAGATGACGAAAACTTATCTGGAGGAACCCTGTTTCTTGGGAACGAAGAAGTATCTTTTGTGTTCCCAGGTGGGACCAACACCTGCGTAGGCATTTATGCGGACTACGAGAACCGGTTTGTGTTCTTTGCTATGTACAATGACCTGGGGAATCACGGGATCTACAGGATCAACTCCCTGAACAATGATGTGAAAGCTATTGTCTCCGGGGCTTGGCTAAACTTCGTGCTTACATATGCAGACGGAAGTCCTTACAATGTGTCCATGACATCCATTGATGGGAAACTATATTGGACGGATGACCTGAACCCGCCTCGAATGGTCAATGTTGAGAAGGGTATTCGGACACAAAGTGGAAGCACTGTTGATGTCTATCCATCTCCGGTAGAAGAATGGCATTACACGCAGCTCAAGCGACCTCCAGGGATGGCTCTGGAAGTTTCTCCACAGATAGAAAAGATACTGGAGGATGTAAGTTTGACAAAGCGTAATCGTTCTCAAACTGACACGGGGTTTCAGTACTCGTACTATTACGTCTATGACAATTACGAAGAAAGCCGCTTAGCCCCTTACAGCATTAACACTTATGCTAATGACGGTGTTCGATTGATAATTCCTACAGATGAGTTTAATACTTATGTAGCCAATAATAATTTAGTATATGCTGTTGTTATTGTGCTTAGGAATGGGAATGATGGCGTCTGGAGGGAAATACAGTACGTGAGGAATAGTGCTAATTTAACAAACCTTTTCATTTTAAAGAACATACAGTCAGCATCAAAAACGCTTGTCGATTCTGATATTACCGATGCCAGATATGATTCCGTGCCCTTGGTTAGTAAAACAAATGAGATAGCTCAGAACAGGGTGATTCATGGGAACTATTTGTTGGACTATGAATCTTTGTCGAGGATAAGGTTTAGTGTGTTTATGAGTACCCCTGGGCCTGGATTTGCGCCAGGTATTACAGTTGATCAAACCACTGAAAGATCTTTTGTACCCTGGGGAAGATATACTTTTGGGGTTGAGTTTGTAGATATATATGGCAGGACGCTTCCTGTTGCAAATACTGCCGATGTGATTGTTGGGCCATGGAAAGTTGGTGCTGATGTTACTATATTAAAAGAACCTGCTGGCGAACCGGAAGAAATATATACCGCATCACAAATTACTGTTTTTAACAATAATCCTTCAAGATATTTTGCTTGCTATACAATGAGTGGAAGACTGCCTACGTGGGTAGATAGGGTTAATATTGTCAGAAGCAAGTGTAAAAATATTATTCAGATGAATCAATCTGTAGCGGTTATGTATTTATGGTACACGGGCCCAGATAACACAGATGAGTTTTTTACATTTATTCCTTTTGGGATTAATCCTCAATGGAATCCTAATACAGAACCCGGAGCCCTGACTATTAATCAACCAAATTTATATAATATTTGGGATAAGGATGATGTCCCTAAAAAATATACATTTATGGGATATGCTATTAGATTTAATAGTGGCGAGCCATTTGTTCAAAAAGATAACCAATATGTTTATATTCAGCCTAATCACAAATTAACCAATACCTCCGTTGGTTGGAATGGAATAAAACCTGATGATGTTTATTATAACTCACAAAATGTTAAATACAAGGTTAGTGAAGTTCGTGGAAATCTGTTACTAATAAATAAAAACGATGGAATTTATACAAACGGAAACCAACAAGATTTAATTCTATCACCACAATCTTATCCTATTGCTTGTTTAAATAATTATACAAGTGTAAGTGAAATTGATACTTATATTCAATTGTTTTATAATGTTATATTAACAACAGAGGGTAATTTTGACGATGACACGCTTTATGTAACAGAAAATTCATATTCACGAAAAGAATATGAAGATGAAATATTGCAAACTACAGTAGTAAGAGGTGCTGTTTTGGGAGATTGTTTGTTTTCACTCTCTCTACGCAATTACGTAGGAGGAGAAGCGAGTATAAAAATTTATGATACCGGAAAGCCAGGCAACCCGTTGATGCCAAATTCTGTAATAAGAAGTGTAACTCAGCGGCTTCCTGCTCAAGGGTGGTATGGGCGTTTTATATCCATGACCCCTATAGACATTTGGAGACCACAATGGAATCAAAACATTGGACAGGTAAACACCACCAATTATAAGCAAGGAAATACAAGGCGACTTACCAGTGCGCTCTGCTTCTCCAATCCGCTCATACAGGGCTCTCAAGTCAATGGCTTAAACAAGTTCAACTCACTCGACTTCAGGCAGGCGCCGGCCGAGAACGGTCCTATTACAGATATTGTAACAACAAACGCTACGCAAAGGGAGCCTGGCGTCCTGTTGGCCATCGGAACCTTTGGGATCAACTCGTTCTACTACGATGCTATACAGCTTACGAATGTGGATGGGTCTTCTAACGTCACCACGACAGACGCGTTCCTCGCCTCCCAGCGGCCACTCCTCGGCCAGCTTGGCACGTCAAGACAAATGAGCGTGACAAAAACGCCTCTCGGTACGGTGTACTGGTGGAGTGACGTGGTGAACGATATGATTCGGTATTCGAATGCCGGGCTTGAAAGATTGGGACTGACATTTTCTTTCAGCAACTTTTTGCGGAAGGAGTATAACGACAACCCGCTCATTATTTCATGGTACGACCAGATGACGGACGAGATTTCTTTCTCAGGAATAAAAGCCACCACATCTACTTTTAGTGAAAGGTTTAAGACGTTCCAGGGGACTCGGGACTACACCACTCCAGCAGGAGAGTATCCAGAAAGGGCAATGGGAATTGCGACCAAAATGTATCACATCCTTCAGGGCAAAATCTGGGTAACTGATATTGAAAATACTTTGATTCCTAAAAACTTCTTGTTTGGGGAGTTTAAGAACCCGGATCTAACGATAGTAACAAACGAATCCCCGGTGAGTGTTAAGAGATGGAACCAGATAAAAATATTTGGAGATAAGCCGACAGAAACAAATTTAAGCACGTCCGGGTTCCCAGCAATGGCCAGGGATAGTTTAACATCTTATATCGATTCCAATTGGTGGATTGAAAGGAAGGGAGACTGGGAGGCGGCCATCAGGAGGGCTGATAATACCACAGGAGGCGTGATGGGAGGAAAACTTATGGAAAGTAGAATATTATATTCTAATTTTGCATTTACCGCACTGGATTTTGAAAAAATCAATTTCATCGAAGTTCGAAGCAACGTTTCAATAGTTCAATAACAATATGGGTGATTTCAGTAGGGACGACTTAATAATGCCAACTATTGGGGCCGTTGGCGCAGCTGCTGGCAGTATTCCGCAATGGATGGAAGCTCAAAGGCTTAAAAAAGAAAGAGCGCGTCTTCTTAAGGAAGGTGCGCCTGGAATGTCGCCTATTGAGCAGGAGCAGATGGCTGCTGCTCGCGCCAGAGCCGCTTCAAGCGTTGCTCCCGGATATGCTCAGGAAATGGAGGGCATAGCCGAGCAGCAAGGCAATGTTTTAGGCGCGGCTAAAAAGGCTGGGCTTACGGGAAGTAATATTATGAATACACTCACCCGATTGAATCAGCAGGGAATGGGGGCTCGAAGAAACCTTATTGCTCGTGGGGCCCAGGCACAAAGAGCCGCACAGGGGGATTATGCAAATATTTCAATGAGGGCTGATACAGCAAGGCAGGGACGTGTTCAGAACTGGGAAGCTAAGCTTGCGGCTATGGATGCTGCAAGGGCTGAGTATCGTTCAAAAGCCGCAGCGGCTCCGTTACAAGGAGCAATAGCTTTCATGCCTGCTCAGGGATCTAAGGAAAAGATCTATACCGGAAAAGGTAATAAAAAATACTACAAAGATGCTGCCGGCATTTATACTGAATACCCTGAAGATCTTCAAAAATAATGTTCGCACCAGACCTAACCGCCCCCTTCGAGAAAAAGAAGACCGACGAATTCGGCCTTAGTTTCGCAACAGGTCTTGAGTCCTGGCATTTGATGCAAATCGAAAGCCCGAACTTCCCTCGCCGGAAGTGGGCTGAGAACTATCAATACGCTTTGGGTAACCAGAGTTATTTGCGAACAATACAGCCAATCGACAATCTGGGGGCAAACGATAGCCAGACACTTCTGGGTGCCGACTTGAGGAACATGAAGTTGACCTCAACCATCCTGGAGAGCATTGTGGGCAAGCTAAACCGTCAGAAGTTTAAGCCTTCTGTGAGCATGATTGATGCTTTTAGCATGGATGCAAGGCAGGAGGTTGAGGCTAAGATGAAGGTGGCAATGATGCTTAAGCAGCAGGGGGCTGAAATGAGTCAATACCTCGGGCAGTTGGGATTAAGCCCCGACGAGATTCCAATCGATACCACCGAACTTGAAATCATGCTCAATTGTATGCCTCAGTTTGTCGAAGAGATGAACCTGGAGCTTGCAATTACAAAGGTGTGTAAAGAGAGCAGCATGGAGGTTCTTTCCAGGATGGCGGATTACGACGACGCCATCACCGGAATGATGGGCTATTACATAAACAGAGTGAATGGGAAAAGACAAATCGAATGGCTGGATCCGCTTAATAGCGGTCACAGTATGTCCTTTTATCCTGATGGCCGTGATATTGTTTGGAGCTACAGAATACGTCCTGTGCCTCTTGAGCAGGTTCGCATCGAGGCCCAGGAGTTTCTCACGGACGAGCAACTTAATAACTTGAGAGGAGGCCAGTTTAGTATTTTGTACAACTGGTTATACTACTGGACGAACAACACGAACAACTTCCTAACCACCTTCACCAACACCTACACTGACTATGTTCTCGTCATGGACTTTGAGTACGTTTCCACAGACCTACTCTACACCAACGTTAAGAATGGAAAGACTTACAATGGATATTCCAAAAAGACTTCCGGAAAAGATGGAGATGTTTACACTGCCAAAGTGCAGAACCTTTTCGGTGGTAAGTACATTTGCGGATCCGGATATCTCTATGACTACGGTGTCAAGCCTGGAGTTCGTCAACCTATCGTAACAAACAACGAGGACGCGTTTAAAGTAAACGCCGCCAAGGTGTATGGGTCGTTTGTGTGGCATCAGGGCAGCATGATAAGGGGTGAAACCATTAGCATTCTTGACCGGGCAAAGCCGCACATCGATGCTATTGAAGACACCTTTAAGAAATTCAAAACCTACATAAAAGAATTCCTCCCATGGATGATTAGGGTTGACCAGGACGCCCTGGCCGATCTTGCCATGAAGGAAGGAGACAACGTAACGGCCGAGGATTTAATGACTACGCTTTTGGAGCGCGGACTTGGCGTTGTGTCTTCATCTGCATACAGAGGATTCCACAATGCATCCGTAAAGGATTCAATTGCCATGATAAGCAATGACGGGGGCGGCAACCTAAACGTACTTTGGGGCTTGCTGCTTCAGCAGATTAACTTGCTCCACGACATTGTTGGCGTCCCTAAGCTCGATACAGGAGGAGGAGTTTCTCCCGAGCAAGGCAAGGCAGTTAGCCAGATGCTTCTCCAGGGTAGCGAAAACGCTATTTCCGGATTGATCGACGCAAAGATTCGTCTTTATGGCACGCTCTGGGAAAACTTAATGTGGGACATCCTGCAAGGCGGTGAAGTAGGGGTTCAGAATAATAAAAGATTCTTTGTTCCTCCCGGCAATCCAAATGAAAAAATTCCAAACCTTGTTGTGGAAGCACTTCCCACTGATATGGAGTGGCAGGATCTCTACAATAACGCTCAGCAGGCTATGGCCGCCGGCATTATTACTATGGACCAATATGCCTACCTGAAGATTATTGACAACATGAAGCAGGCGTGGGGCTATCTGGCTGTCCAGCAAAAACGGACAGAAATGAAGAAGGCTCAGCAGCAGCAGCAAATTGATCAGGCCAACACCGAGCGCCAGATGATGTCCAACAAGCAGGCCCAGGACGGAAAAGAAAAACTTGAACAGCTCAAGATTATTGGGAATGTAATAGGAGAGTACGCTAAGGCAGCGTTTGCCAACCCTATGAATACTCAAAATCCTGATGTAGTTTTGCAAAAAATACAAATAGAATTAGCTAAAATGTATGGAAACGGAAGTACAGAACCAAATGGAGGGCAACTTGCAATACCAGACGCAGGAGCAGGCCCAGGAGCAGAACAGCCTATTTCCCCTGGCGGAGAATCCGTTCAAGGTGACGAAGGTGATGCTGGATACGGAGTACCAGCAGAATATGGAGGAGACGAATTCGTCGAATAACGAGCCGCAATATGAAGAGCAAGGTGAAGAGCAGCCTGTAGATGATATAGACGCGCTCCGCCAGCAGTTGGCTGACATGGAAGCTAAGCTTCAGCAGGCCGGAACAAAGGTAGAGTATAGGCTACCGGACGAAGTTCTTGAACTCATCGACAATCCAGGAGTCCTGGCTTTGTTGCATGAGGACTATACAAAAAAGCCGGTGGTCGAGCTTATTAAAGACGCCTTCAGGGAGGCCAATCCCTGGGCTAAAACCGACCGCCACATTGAAATGCACCTAAAAAAGCAATATCCCGATATTGACTTTGATATGCCCGACGATCTCGGATTGTCTGAAGAGGATTACGATGCAATTGCTTGGCAAGCCGAAGGTATTCGCCAGCAGCGCATTGCTCAACAGGACGAGCTTAAGGGCAAAATTGAAGCAGCCAAAAATCCGATTGCTGCCGAATATGACTTGGATGGCTATCAACAGCAATTCAATGAAATGGTAGAAAACGGAATAGGTGAAATCAAGGTTGAGAAGCTGCCCCTGGAGATCCCGGGGTATCAGTATCCAACCGTTGATGCTGAAAAGATACGGGATATTGTGTACAGCGACGGAGTTCCGTTGTCACTTGACAGTGAAGGCAATGTGTGGCCCAACATGAGGGCTGCCGCTGCCATAGCCGAATTGGAGATGCTCAAGAGCCAGATTCCAGCGATGTTGGAAGCGGCCCGGAGAGCGGCCCCAAGGGAAGCAGTCGAGGCAATGAATAGGTCGTTGAACAACCAGGTGCCTCAAAATAACGCTGGTCCAATTGACACTAAACAAGCGACACAAGGTGCGCCCATGTTTGGTGGCATGAGGGTGGTCGGCGTTCAAACAAATTTCTAATCTTTTAATAAAACAAAAATGGCAAATCCATTATACGGCTCAACAGGAGCCAATGTTTTTAATCCAACCGTTGCGGACGCGGGAACCCTTTCGGGTCTTGCGGATACCGTATCGTTTGTTCGTGAGTTCTGGCCTACTCTTCTGGATCGTTATCCTGACAGACAGCTCATCGAGAACGGCCTTATGGCTCACCTCGTTGACAACAAGGCTTTCGTTGGTGTTCAGACCAACACCACACAGGTGTTCCACGCTGAGCAGGATTCAGTGCTGAATACGCTCACCGTTAGCTCCGTTCTTTCTCCGGGAGCGGCAGGAGCTTCAGCCACAATCACTGTTGATGCCCCAACCAATTTTGATGGCTCAACTACAAAGTACTATGCTTACGCAACTGTTGGCCAAAACTTTCAGGTTGCCGGGAATCCGGATATTATTCTGAACGTTACGGCTGTAACACCTCCGACAAACACAAGCACCTCAACGTTTGTGATTACAGTGAGACCTTCCTCTGCTATTGCGGTGACCACAACCACCATTCCTGCCGGCAGCGTATTGCTTCCTCAGGACGGGGTGAACGATCCAAATGGTAACTTCCAGGAAGGTACTGTTCGTAACTGGGCTCGTTATGGCGTGAACTTCCAGTACATGAGCACTCCTTCTGCCATCGTTGGTCAGGATACTTACAACCAGGCGTTTATGTTCCAACTTGAAGGCGGACAGAGCATCCTTGCTCCTCGCATCTTCGCTGATGCTATGATGACCGCCATGCTGAAGAAGTCTGCTGCCATCACTCGTGGTACTGGCGACACCTTTGGCGGACTTCAGACAACTGTAGGTTTCACTACGGCTGCCCAGACTTTTGGATTGACAGATGATTACGCTCCAGGAGCTGTTCAAATGGCTACCCTTGAGAACATTGGTATCCGTCTTCAGAACCGTGGTGCTGGTACTGAGCTTGACCTGTGGGGTGGATACAACTTCCTTCAGACCATTCAGGCTAACGCTCTTGCTCCTCTTCAGGGTGGTGCTGTTCAGTACATCTCTGGTGAGATGAACAGTGGATCTGGTCGTCCAGGTTTGAAGAAGTCCCTTGGTCACTTCATCCTTGGTAAATTCAAGGTGAACTTGAACGAGGCTTCTGAGTGGGCTCACAAGGCTATGTACTCTCCTGATATCACTGGCGACGGCTCGTCCTTGACCAGTGGATACTGGGGTAATGCATTCTGCATCATTCCTAAAGAGCAGGTGGCTGTTCCTCGTGAACTTACAAACACCTCTTACACGGTTACTGCTCCAATGTTCCGTATTCTTCAACTGAAGGCTCCAGTGACAACTGGTGGTACTCCGGTGATGAACCAGATCGTAAAGCGTGATCCGGCTCACTTCGGTGCGATGAAGTATCAGATTGTCAACAACGAGCACTTCGCTGCTCAGACAATGCTGGCAAACAAGCTGTACTTCGGAGGAACTATCATCTAATAGTTCTTTCGCTTAAAAAAGAGGGCCTCTGAAAAGTTGGCCCTTTTTTTGTTATTTTGCAGAGATAATTAAACAATAAATATATGGTAGTATCATCCAACCGTGATAGCATTCACGAAATCAACACCTGGCCAAAAGAAGTAGAAGACAAGCTCATGGACTTACAGCCGGGAGAAATTGTAAAAGTTAGACTCAATCCGTCAAAATGGCGCACCGTGATGGAGCAGCGGGGTACGTCCCAGGATATGCAACGCCCGGTTAGTTCTGGAATGGTCAAGAAGATTGGGGAGCATGGCATTCCGTCTCCCTGGACGGTTCGGTTTGATAGAATTCCGTACCAAATTGGGTTCCTGGAGGGATATGATGTTAACGGGAACGCTCGTTACACCCATCCGGTTTTCAATCAAAATGGGGAGCTTGTTTTTAATGGCGACCGTGTGGGCGATCGTGAGAGATTTTTTGTCATTCAATTGCATCCACAGATGCGCGTTGATCCAATCTCCGGCCTGGAGCGCAATCCGTGGAAGTTTGAGATTGTGGACACCGAGAAGGAAAGCACTGGCATCACGCAGAACTTTGAAGTTAAACTTGCTCTTTTGAACAGGGTTAAAGACCTAAACGAATCCAGCCTGAATACATTGGTTTCCGCCGGTATGTATGAGCGATCGTTCCTTGGCCGCCCGGACCTGGAGGGTAAGGCTAAGAGTAGCCGTGCCATTCTGATTAAGATGGTGGAGGACGGTAAGTTCCGTGAGCTAAACGAGCTACTCAAGAAACTGGATGACGTTAACAAAATCGCCATCGTTCACGACGCTTTAAACAACAAGAAACTCATTTGCACTGAGGCTAAGTTGATGCGTTACGATGGCCGGGAAATTTGTACATTTGCAGAGCCTATCAGTATGCCTAACAATGAAGTGGCTGCAATAAATGCTTTCAGGTATGCGGCCCACGAGCCAGACTTTGAAAAGCACGTTATTGACTTCTTCAGGGAAACATACGAGGCGGCAAAAACTACAACACACAAAGCTCGTAGAGGCACAAAGTCTGAAGAATAATGGACACTCCGGCAACTCTTTATAATAAGTATTTAGTTTCACAGAGTTTTGACATAGCAGGGGGGTGTTTTACCCCCTCGCTAAAAACTCAGACTCTTCTCGCGTTTTATCAAGAGGTGCTGTATCGCCAGAGCAGCGCCGTGAACGATACGGTGACGGCTAATCAGTTGCTTACGTTTACGTTCGAAAACTATTCATCAGAATATTAGGGCGATGAGAGATCAAGTGGGGTATCAAATAGGTTTGTCATGCCACCTTCCACTCCGGGAGTCTGGCATGATAAATTTAATTGTTTCCGCTCTTTCGTGGCAAGAGGAAAAAGGGCCGTGCGCTATTTTTGTTGACGAAGATTTTTATAGGTTCCTTTTGCGTACAGACATAGAAAGCATCTATCAGGATGTTATAGCCCTTCCTGTTGACATTGATGAAGAGTCGGTGGATAATATTGTTAAGGCAATGTTTGCCCCTGTGGAAATGAAAAAGATTTTGAATATCCTTCCTGAAAAGATGACCAGGGAGGAAGTTGCCCGATATTTAAATATGATCCCTGAAGATATAAGAAATCGCTGGGATGATATGCTGATGAACGAGGAAATGATTTTAAGTTTAGGGAATTAAAAAACTACAATAAAAATGCATATTTGCATTTGAAATAGACAAACGCATCGATGGCAGTAACAGCAATTACCACCACATTTGTTGGGATAACATTTTACAAAGATACGGAGGCTAATCTGGCAGTTGCGGCAAGCGCCCAGGGAATTGGCAATTTGGAAGAAGAAATACTGCCGGTGAGTTTAGAACAGGGAACTATATCCTCAACAAGCGGTAGTAATTCTGTATCTGGAATTGGAACAGATTTTACGGACAATCTTGCTGGGCAATACCTTTACTATTATGATGACACCGGGGTCCCGGAACTCATAGGAAAGGTTCTTTCTGTCTCAAGCGCTACATCTTTGGTTCTTACAGCGGATGCAACAATAACAAAAGCAGATGTGTATTATGGGTTTACCAATACGGTTGTAGGCCGGAGGGAAAACATTCTTGTACGCATTCCTGTGATTGTTCAGTCTGGTGGTGGTTCGGTAATTATGCCATATTGGAATAACTTCAGAGCAGGTGGATCGGGGTCTAATTTAACGTGGAGCAACAATGTTGCAAACGGAAATCTTGAGCGGTATAGCACAATTGATTCTCCAATTGTGCCCATTTCGCCTGTTGTTAATATTCCGTACACAATAACCCCTAAATATGGGTACGTTCCTGTGACGGTTAACAACGGAGAAGTTGGCCCATTTCAAGTGTACTTTCAGACCTCGTCAGCATTTCCTCAGTTTTGCTTTGCTTTATTAAACCCATACGGCGATAGCAACAATCCCATCCCGGCAAATTCTTTATACAAACTTTTTGCCAGCGAAAGGTTTCAGCTTAACGGCGTAGTAGTTGTTCCAAACTATCCAGTATTAACATTAAAAGAAGCAGGTTACTAAAATGGCAAATTTTAACACATCGGTAAACTATTACCGCATCAACGCAAACAATACAAGTTTAGCAACATCTAATTCGGGCGGAACAACTAATCAACCAACGGAGGAGATTGCGCCACCGGTACCTGGATGTACATATTCTTCTGGAGCCGGAGCGGGTCCTATTATTGGTGTGGCCATCACTACGCCAGCCTCTGACTTTAACTCTTTTGCTGTTGGGCAGTATCTATACTACATAGACAGTACCACAGGAGCGTATGTTTTAATGGGGCAGATAGAGGTGATAAATAGTGCAACATCTGTGACATTATCGGAGACCTCTACGGGATCGCCTATAGCTGGAGACACTCTTGTTGCTTCTAAGTTTTTGGTTTCAACCGTGGAGAGATTTTACATACGGGTGGCAACTGAGGTAGAAGGAGGTGCAGGAACAAACCGAGCCAACCTTCCGTTATTGACACAATGGAGAAGCAATGCTGCGCTAACTTCTGTTAATAATCAAAATATTACAAAGCTTACGCGGATATCCAGTGTTGGCTTGCCGCTTACTGCCGCTCCCACTGAGGAGAACATTCCTTTTACTATTTCGTCGCTTAACCAGTTTACAACAGGAAATACAAGAGGCGCGGCGACGTATTGGGGTAGTGTTACAGATTTCCCTAATTACATATGGTTGTTAGCCCAGGTTGTACAGGGACAAAACGCTAACGCGCTGGCCTCAAAAACAATGTTTAGGTTCTCAACAGAGGAAACAGTAACTGCGCTTAATGTGGGGTTGGAGACAACTCTTGCAGAACTACAAACTGCCGGATACAACATATTTTACACCATACAATAGTTAATCCTTAAGTATGGCGGCACAGGTTGTATTTGTAACACAGGGAGCATCGCAATCGTTCTTTTCAACAACGGTTACGGCTCCATTTTTTAGAAGTACATCACAGGCTGTAAGCTTTTTGAATTCAACACAAACGACGCCATTCTTCCAGTCTGGGTCACTACAACAGGCGGTATTTAACTCAATACAAACCACGCCTTTCTTCCAATCTTCTGCATTGGCTGTGTCAATGTTTGACACAATTGAGACGGGGGCGGTAAAGCTTCTTCAATTGCGGATAGGCGATTTAACGCTAAACACTGCCCAGTCCCAGGTGGACGTTCCTGATGCCACAGGGGTATATGATCCTGTAACAAACCCTGGTGGGTATAATCCTGATGGAGACCCTCCTGTGTCCGGGAGACCGGAAAGAACGGATCTTTTTTTATGGACAGTGTTTCGCTTATGGACTGACACGGGAGACGCTACACAAACACCAGAAAGCCAGGCAGAAGAAGAGGATGATCCGTATGTATATCCACTCACTCTTCCCACCGAGACAATTGCCGGGGAGGCTGTTCCAATAAGGGGCCTTTACGAAATCATTCTTATAGCAGCTCCATTTGGCACCCCCTATGGCGACTATCAAGGGTACGAATCCCTCACCGAGTTTGCTGCTGAAGCAGAAGGATGGTATCAGGTCGGTGCTGGTCTTATGGTGGATCCTTTCGTGAGCAATTGCCTGAATGCAAAGCGTTATGAATTCTTGCAGGGGGTGATGTGCGGAAAGTGTGACACAGGATATCTGGACGTGTATAGTGTTTACGTAGGGATGCTTGCGGCAATGGATGCGAAGCAGTGGGACAGGGCTGAAGTCTTTTATGATCAATTAAAAGAAATATGTGCCACAGGAAGTTTATCTTGCAACTGTTAAAAGCTTCTATAAAATATGGCCAGTTTTCTTGACGATCTTTCGATATACAATGCAAAAGCGGTTGTAATAATTGCCGATGCCGTTGCCAATGGGCAGTTTGATAGGGCCAACATGATGAGTGGCCTGAAGAATACGGCTAACGACACCACTCTTACAGATGCCATCAGGCTCAATGCTTTAACAGCTCTTATTAATCAGGGAAGGCTTCTTGACATCCCCCTGGGCCCATACTTTCCGGCCAGTGTTACATTTGCTGACACCCAAACCTACGAGGGCGTGCATAACGACCTTATGGGATTGCAGGGAGGTATTGTGGGTGAATACTTCCACCTTACGCAATCGCAGCTTAACAAGGTGGGGAATGCCGCTGTTCTTGGCGATATTACATTTGAAAATCTTGGCGGGTCGTATGGCGACAATGCGGGGCTTGCCAATATTATAAACAGCAAGCAGGCGCAGCTTAGCGGCACAGGGTTTGTAAAAGCTTCAGGGACCACTATAACTTACGATAACTCCACCTACCTATCAGACATATCAGGTATAGCGGCAGGTGGTCAGTTGACAGGAACCTATCCCAACCCGTCACTTAGCAACGCTGCCGTGATTGGTAAGGTGTTGACAGGATGGAATGGAAGCGCTACGCCTGCGGCAATAGCGGCTGGGGATAGCATCCTGGTGGCGTTACAGAAGTTAAATGCCAACCTAAATCAAGTTATTTCAACCCCTTCCGGAGTCACTTCTGTTGGGTTGACAAACAATGCCGCGGCGGTGTTTACCACCACTACAGGGCCTTTAACGGGTGCTGTGACATTAAACATTGGGCTCAACACGCAGAATGCAAATCGCGTTCTGGCTTCCGGCACATCAGCCAATGGGCAGCAGCCTACGTTTCGTTCTTTGGTTACGGCGGATCTTCCGTCAAGTGGTGCTACGCCAGGTAACTACGGGGGCTCAGCGCTAATCCCGCAGATAACGGTGGACGCAAAGGGCCGGATTACGTCCATCAGTACGGTTGCGGCAGCGGGTGGTGGCCAGGTAGATTCAGTGGGATTGAGTATCCCGGGTATTTTTGGTGCCGTAACAAACACGGGAACGGCCACCGATCCAGTATTAACTTTTGGTCTTGCAACCCAGACAGCAGCCACCGTATGGGCCGGGCCTGTTTCGGGAGCTTCAACTGTTCCGTCTTTCCGGGCGCTTGCCTCTACAGACATTCCGAACATAGGCATATCCCAAGTGTCGGGCTTGCAAGCCACCCTTGATGGCTTTCTTACAACAAGTCTCTCTGATGGTAGCATCTGGATAGGGAATACCTCCAACGCACCCGTTCAAAGAGTGCTATCTGGAGATGTAACCATGAGCAACCTGGGTGTTACGGCTATTGGGCTTGCAAAGGTTCAATATGACATGATCCAGGACGTAACCACACAGACACTTCTTGGTCGTTACGATGCTGTTGATGGGGAGGTTCAGCAGGTAACTCTATCGGCAGACTTTCTTCTTAACTCTGGTACAGGCGTTCTTTCATTATCTTCTCCCGTTTCCCCGGTTGTAACAACCAAGGGAGATCTTCTTGGTCACGACCTGACAGCACAGCAGAGAGTTCCTTCGAACAATGTTGACGGAAGCATTCTTCTTGTCAATAATTCAGCAACAGGAACCTATACAGACCTGGGCCTGAACTGGGTGGCAATGAGCGGAGATGCGACAATAGCCGCATCCGGTGCGATTACAATAGCAAACAGCGCTGTAACGCTTGGGAAGATGGCAAACCTGGCGGCCAATTCCTTTATTGGAAACAACACAGGAAGTGCAGCCACACCAATTGCTCTGACAGCAACGCAGGCAACGGCGATGCTGAATCAATTCACGACATCGCTAAAGGGATTGACCCCGGCCAGCGGTGGTGTTGGAGCCACATACTACCTAAACGCGACAGGCGGCTGGTCTGTCCCGGCTGGGGGAGGCGGGGGAAGTGGAACTGTGACATCTGCCAATCAGTATAGCGTTCCGTATTACTCGGTGAGTCCGACTGGCACGACAGTAATTGGCCTTGCTCCTCAAACAACTAATGGAGTTTACTTTTTGAGAGCAAATGTAACGGCAAGCGCAGCAGTTGCTCCTGATTGGCTTGGAAGTACGGGAACAGGAAACGTAGTGTTAGCCACAAGCCCTACACTTGTTACGCCTACATTGGGTGCTGCATTAGCTACTTCCATTAATGGCTTAACAATATCCACAACTACAGGAACGCTCACGCTTGCCAATAGTTCAACTTTTGCTACATCAGGGGCGTTTAGTACAACGCTGACGGCCACAGCAACCACCACTCTTACACTTCCAACAACAGGAACCCTTGCTACGCTTGCAGGAACGGAAACCTTTACAAATAAAACCCTGAACGGTCCAAAGATAGGAAGCACAGGTGGTCAAGGGCACTTCCATATGCACTCTACTAATAGTGTTCCGACAGGGCTTACAGATTATATAACAGTGTTTGGAGATAAGGGCCCTAATAAGAAAGTGGGGTTCTTATTTGAAACAGATGCTTTTGAAAGTTACTTTCAATTTAACGCCACAACTGCAAGTAAAACTTATACGTTCCCGGATTTGTCTGGTACGGTGGCTTTGCTTGCCAATCCTGCGGCCTTCACCTCAATTACTACCGGAACGGCATCTTCTGTTGACGGAGACGTAATATTCCAGAATGCATCCAACGCAAATACCCAAACGCTTAGAGGGTCTGCTGTCGCATCGAGCATTGTCTATGCGCTTCCAACAACGGCCCCAACGGCTGGGCAGGTTTTGTCTGCCGGTCTGCCAGCAGGTTCGCCATTGGTTAGTGCGCTTTCGTGGACTACAATAGCAGGAGGAGGAGATGTTGTAGGGCCGGTTGGCCCAGTTACAGATGGCAACTTTGCCGTATTTGATAGCACAACTGGAAAGATAATCAAGGAAAGTGCTGGAGCATCCCTATCAGCAGCAGGGGCGGCAGTATTTAATACTTCCGTTACGGTGGGGGTGTCAAGCACAACAACCGGAACCGTGGTGTTTCGCAATAGTGCCAACGCTTTTACGACCACCGTTCAGGCTTCCACATCGGCAGCTGCCGACCTAAACTACTACTGGCCCACTGTTGCACCAACGGCAGGACAAATACTAAGCAGTGATGCCAGCGGCAATCTTTCGTGGACGGCAGCCGGTGCGGGTAATATGATATTGGCATCTACGCAAACAAACACCGGAGCAAAGACATTCAATTCTGGTACATTTATTCTTGCTGGGGCGACTTCTGGAACAACAATTTTTAACGCAGCAGCCACAGCATCAGGGACCATCACCCTTCCTGCACTCACCGGAACCGTAGCGTTGCTTGAGAATGCTCAAACATTCTCTGGGGCAAAAACATTCTCTGCGGTTGCTACATTTAGTTCAAGTCCGGCAGCCGCAACAACGGTTTCTATATCTCCTACGGCAGGTAGTTTAACAAATGCCCAGCTAACAATAGGCGGAACCACGATTCAGTGGATGGTTTTTGGTACAAACACTGCTAATGTTCCAGCTGTAGGAACCAGAAGTTCTGGAACAAAAATTGTTCTTGCGAACGCCATATCTGGAACATACCCAGACACTTCAATTGGCTACGGCCAAACCAGTGGAGGAACAAACTTTGGTTACATTTGGCATTCTGCGTCTCAGGGGCATAGGTTTTGGGCTGGCAATAACTCAACAGGAACTTTTGCAAACGTGGTTAATATTGTCAACGATTCCACGGTTTCTGGTCTTTCATTTGTGCCAACTTTCTCAGCCACCGTTCCTATAATTTTTGCCAACAATGGCTGGATGAGCCTAAGCGGCGCACCGGGCAGTTTTGCTGGTGCGCTTCCAGCATATACAACCAGAAGTGCCGGGACAAGAATAGTTACATCGCCAACCATATCAGCAACTACTTTAGATACAGGGATTGGTTTTGCTCAGGTCGGTGGAACTGGAGCGAACTTTAGTGTTCAATGGTACTCTGCTCCCCGTGCGCATCATTTTTATGCCGGAGTAACAACGCTTGTTAACTCGGTTATAATCGACAGCACTTCGCTACAGCTTGCCACAGCGGTCAATGTTGTCCTTGCGTCATCCGGTGCTGGGACAAAAATAGGAACCGGGACAAACCAATTGCTTGCCTTTTGGAATAAAACACCAATCGTCCAGCCAACAACCGGAATTACCGGAGCCGCCCATGTAGGAGGGGTCGGAACTCCGGTTACAACCACCGACACTTATGGCGGATACACACTGGCTCAAATAGCAGCTGCACTTATAAACACAGGAATCTTAGCATAAACATGAGCAACTACAACATCATTGTACCAATTTCGGACGAGCCTACATACGGATTCAAAAGAACCGTAACCATGTCCGCCCTTTTGATAAACGCTCTGCCATCTGCTGGCGAGAATGTAATACTGCTGTGCCAAGTGGATTACTTTGAGGCAACAACGGATGCCCCCATTACCATCATCCCGCCAAAGATTGTCCCACTTATTGCCGACAAGAGTACCTGCGTGGATATAAATGGAATGATAGTGCCATGCGGAAGCCCGGAGGCTGCGATGAATGAATTTGACTTCTTCATGCAAATGCTTTTCGAATCAGTGATTATTGCCGACATGGTGGAGCAGAAGATTTTGTGGGCCGATTCCGAAGGCAGGTTCAACTAAGGCCATGCAGGACTGGAGCATTATACTTGTCAGGAACGAAAAGGGAACGTGGCTTCAGAGAATATACTGGAGCCTGATTCGCTATTTCACCAACAGCAGATACAATCATTGCCAGCTCGTCCGCAGCTTCAACAACAGGCTGTACATTTGCGAGAGCGATATCTCCGGGTTCCGGGTGACAAAGACTCTTACCAGATGGAAGCAGGAGCAGGAGGAGAAGCAAAGGGACTTTTTGGTCATCAACATTCCCGGCTACAGCGAAAGGAAATTCAACTTCCTTCTGGGCAATAAATACGATGCCGGATATTGGACGTATCTGACGAGGAGGTATAGCAGCATGAACTCCTCCAACTGCTTCCAGAGCGTCGCATACATTTTTGATTTTCCAAAATATTGGATAGCAACAGCCAACACCCTTGTGCATCATGGCAGAGAAAAAATTCACGACAACGATTAACGGGAAGACCCGCTCCTTTGGCGCAAAAGGCTATTCCATTTCCCCGGGAACACCGAAGGGGGACAACTATTGCGCCAGATCGAGCGGGATCAAAACTTGCAAGAACCCTCCTTGTGCAAATGCGCTCTCCAGGAAAGCCTGGGGCTGTGTGGGCAAGAAAAGCGTGGCATCAAAAGCTGTTAAATACACAAGGAAATAAGAGACCATTGTTTATATTTGCGCAATAAATATAATCATGTCTACTGTTACAAACAAACAACTGCTGACACTCCGTTCGTTTAACGAAATGTTAGCCAAAACTCCCGATGCGGCAGACTTTGCGGCCATCACTCACCTAACTCGTCTTGTTAAAAAGTTCGTAAAATTGTATGAAGAATACGACGAGGCTTTAGAAGACCTTCGTCTGGACCATTGTTATAAAGAATCCAACAGGATCGTCCGCGATGAGAAAGGAAACTATCAATGGACGGCAGAGGGTGAGAAGGCATTCCGCAAGGAGTACAGGGCGCTGCTGGCTAAGGAAGTTAGTCTTCCTGAGTTCACTCCCTTAAGCTACGATGCACTGAGCAGTTCAATGAGCCCGGATTTCGCTAAGCTTAACCCCTGGGATCTTATGGCTGAAGTGCTGGAGCCGTTCTACACTGCCTAAGCAATGAAAATATTCAACAGCGAAGCACACGACACAGCCATAGTGTTCATTTGTTTGAACACTTTTGGTTGCCTTATTTATTCCTTTGTATTAAGGCAAGAAATAGGGCGCCATGAAACGCTTGTAATTGTGTGGTTCGCTGTTGTTTTTTCTGTAATATATTGGCTCGCCAATTATTCCATCTACCATTTCAAAAACAACAACAATGAGAATGAAGATTAACGTGGATTTATTATTCCAGATAAAGCTCGCCTGTATTGAGCTTATGAAGGATAGCCCTGTGCTAATTTACGTAGCGTTCTACGAGCCACTTCATGATTGGCTCATTACTGTTGCTGATGGATGGAATCCGGTGCTGCAATTGATTCTTAACATCATGGCTGTGATATACGGGGTGGCCCGGCTGCTCCCGGTGTTCAGGAATTGGTTCGGGAAGTCCAGCGAAAAGGTATGACCTTCAGAGCCATCATATCCCTTGCGGCGTTGTTGGCCTTTCTGTATTTGGCGTACAATCACTACGCCCTCCGGAAAGAAAACCAGATGTTGAAATCCGATATAAAGGGATTGGATCTGGCTATTCACAGCGCCATGGACACGTCCCGGAATGGGATGGGGCAAATGAGGGCCCAGGTTTCCACCGTAGTGCTGTCCCAGGACGTAGCCACAGACCTCATCCGGGATGACATCCAGATGATCCGGAAAGACTTTGACGTAAAGATAAAGGACGTGAAGGCGTACACCCAGGTGGGCACGCAATACACCATCCCCATCATCGTTCATGGCAAGGACACCGTCATCCGGGAGCACACCGAAAAAATATACCACATTGTTGGCCGGTACTCCGGGAAGATGATCACCCAGGGGGACTCACTTCTGGGCGAGATAAATCTATCAGACACGCTCAGGATAGCCGTGAGCAAAGGGAAAAGAAAATCTTGGTGGAAAGTGTGGAAGAAACGTCCGCTTGTTACAAATACTTTTCTGTCCAACCCGGACGGAAGTATCACCACCCTTAAATCTGTATTGGTAGAATAAGTATATTTGTAATATGAAGCTACAGCAGCCATCAATATCCGCCAGAGTTATGCCCGTGAAGATGGGCAAGGAGAAATCTATGGCGGGTGGAAAGTGGGAGGTTGTAAAAGAGTTCAAGGGCCGGTCTCACAAGGACGGAGGCATCGATATAGAAGTCGGTGGTGGGTATGTTAGAAACATAAACGCTCAGAATGAAAAGCCAGATGTCATTGCCAAGAACGGAAGGTTCTGGAAGAATCTGGGGGCTGGTGCGTATGGCGTAGGAGAAGGTCTCCTGGACACGGTTACGATGGGCGCCACCGATCAGTTCACTGACATGGGCTACACAGCCCTACAAAAAGCAGGCGGAAGCACGGAGGACGAGATGCGTGAGCAGAACTCAATCCGTGGATACGGAACCGCTGCCGGGGCCATCACTGGGGGGATCCTCTCCGGGGGGGCTGCCACAGGCTCTGCTATACAGCAGGGAGCAAAGGGTGTCGGCGCTGGTATCGGAGAGGGATCGAGAGGCAATAAGACAGCCGATGCTATAGGCACATATTTGCCAATGGCCGGGAGCATCGCCGGGATGGCCGTGGGGAACGCTGGCTTTAAGAGCGGGACAAAAGAAGCACAGGAACTCGCTGGCAGCGCAAAGAAAGCCGCAGATCTTGCAACCAAAACCGGAGACACGGCTGGAGCGGCAACTAAAACAGCAGAGGCTGCTAAGTACGCAGCAAAAGCAGATAGGATGGCCAAGATGGGCAACCTTGCAAGCAATGCGGGTAAGTTAAACAAATACGCTCCTCTTGCACAGGGGGCTACATCCGCTTTGAGTGCAACAGGCCCTCAGCAGGCTATGGATCTGGGCCCGGTTCAGCAAGGCATCAGAGGCATTACGCCGTTCCTGAGCCCGTCAATGATGAAGTCTTATGGCGAACTTGGCAGGGAGATGCGCGGCGCCGGAGGCCCATCAAACCAATCAAACTTGACAAACCTGGACGGCGGATCCTCGTCGCCCCTGATATCCGGAGGCGCAGGAGAGGGTCCGATAATGTTCCGCCAGCAGCCATTAACACAGGATTCAGCGTTTAACTATCTAAGTCGTTATGGGATCAACACCTAAGAAGCACGTCGAGGTAGAGGATAAGGAGATCCTCATCAAATCCTCAAATGGATACATGGCCATCGTCCCGAAGAATATGGCGCCCTGGGTTAGGGAACATATAGAATCCGGGAACCACCACATTGTGGATGGGTATGTGAAAAGCTTGCAGGAAATGAAAGATGGGGGGAAGGCGAAGAAAGGAGGTGTGTTAAAACCCCCCACTAAAGCTATTGAAGCAGATGCTGTAAAGGTTGATCGGTTCCCAAAACCTCCAAACAAGGATGCAAGGAAGCCAATTGTACAACCAGCTCCTCTTGGGACATTATTGGTTCGGGGGATGAAATATGACAACAAACTTTTAGGCGGTCACGTTGGCGAGGGTGGACACCCAAATGAAACCTATTCCGATGTGGTATATAGGCTTAGTAGGACTCCAGGAACCATACAGAATAGACTATTTTCCGAACAACAAAATAGGATTTTTGGCGCTGTTGGGGACGTTGCGTTTAACCCAGTTAATCTAATTCCTGCTGGAGGAATTGCTGCTAACGGGCTAAAAATGTTATCTTCTGTGGCAAAAACTGCAAAAGTTGCCAAAGCTTTAAATAGAATGGCTAAGATGGCTAAGCCTGCTGCAATTATGAGCGATGTTGCTGAGGGTGAGGAATCATACAGTGATTATCCCAATAAGCCGCCGATAAAAGATTTGACTAATGATCAGCAAAAGTTTATGGCGCAGATGATCAGCAATATGAATAAATACAAGAGTAAATGAAAAACAGCAAAACAACATCCGCAATAAAGATCACCTTCGGCGTTCGAAGAAAGGGCAAGGCCCGGAAGAGAGTCGGTCCAAAGGACAGCAAATCAAAAAAATACAGGGGACAAGGGAGATGAAATTTAAACTAAAAGACTTTCTGGTTGAGTGGCATGAGGTGCTTCTTGCTCCCGTTTACTACATTGGCTTCCTGTTGCTCTACAATTACATCAGCTTTTGGCTACACGACGAGGCGGCAGCCCTCTACCCCATTGGCCGGTATGTGGATATGCTTTCTGTGCCGTCCAGATACTACATTGTTGTTGTTCTGGGCACCTTGGGCTTCCGGATCAACACGCCATCTTTATTCAGGGCTGTCTTTGGAGACCGGGCTTCCGGTAGGCTGCGTGACAATATCATTAAGGACAACCACTTCCAGACGCTATGGCTCGCACTCTTCTCATATGCATTGCACTTGCTTATTGCAGCGTTGGTTTCGCTCAAATAGATTGCCTGAAGCAACAGGCCACAAAGCTAATTGGTACGCGTGAGGGCCCTGTGAATAACCGTGGGCCCCGGGTGGATTCCATCATCCGGTATGCAGGCGGGATCCCAGGCCAGGCGTGGTGCAGCTACACACTCATTTACATCTGGAAGAAATGTGGCCTGCCATACAAGGGCGTTGGAGGAATGGCCGCTTCCTGGGCCAGGAAGGAGAGGGCTGTAAATCTTTCCGCCATCCGGGTTACAGATGTGTTTACGGTTTACAACAAGGCCCTGGGCCGGATCGGCCATGTGGGCATGGTGTTCAAGGTATTCCCAGAGGAATCCTTCTTCACGTCCTTTGAGGGGAATGTTAACGCCCGGGGAGACCGGGAAAGCCACAGATCGATGGCTGGGTGCCTGATGCGGGAATACGCTGTGGCTAACGGGTTCTTCCGCTGGGTCAAATAAAAAAGGGCCCGAAGGCCCATGGTTAATCAAATGATTGCGCGACGTGCATTATGCTGGCAGCCCGTTGCCTGAGGCTGTGGATGTACGTTTCCACTTCTTCCTGAGACGTGGCCACATAGTATCCGGCGCTGTTAGCAATCAGGTTTCTCACCAGACAATTAATCCGGATATAATTTATCAGCTTCCTGACCCTGGCCGCAGTTATGTTTCCATATTTATCAAACAGCACCCATCGAAGGCGGTAGTTTGATATTGCTTTCTGCTTACCTACATATTCAGGCAGCTTGGTGGCTAACCACTCAGCCATCAAAACCTCGCCCTCCGTGAGTGAGGCGGTGTATTCTTCGAATCCTATTACCATAACTCGTTTGCGTAGGCGTGGAATTTACTTACAAAGTCGTCGTAATAGGTCCGGCTCCGGCCAGTCTTTCTTGTGCTGCCATCCTTAAATAGCAGCATAACAGATTGATCTTCACTAATCGGGGCAAACCCCTGTAGCTGGCGAATGTTAACCAGAAAGCTCCGGTGAACCCGGGTGAGATCTGGGAATAACTCAAGTGTGGCTTCCATCGTCGAGTAGATGCGGAGCGGCCCCTTCTTGGTTTCAAATATCTGGTAGTCTGAGTCCTGTTGGACACACAGGATGTCGCCCAGGTCAAGGTCGTAGAACCAGTTGACGTCTTGAAGCTTTGTTTTTACAATCATAGAAAATTATTTATTTAACAAAAGTAGGAAAGTTTTTTGATAGAGGGCATAAAAAAAGCGACCACGGGCCGCTCTTTTACTTATTGCAAATCAGGAAACTATTTCTTTTTCGCTGTCTTTGCACTGTCTTTGAAAGCCTTGGCTGTGGGCGCTCCCTTAGCCCCGGGCTTTCTCATTGTTTCGCCAGATCCGGCCGCGATACGGGCTTTCTTGGCTGCGATGTTGGCATATAGCCCTGGATCTCCTGGTTTCTTTAGAGGCATATGTTTAAAAGATATCGTTGCACCAGATGGGGGTTTGGTCTCCGACATAAGCGCCGGACACGTTGAAAGAGAAATGCTCCATGGCATCCTCCTCTGTCATGCCTTCTTTCACGAGGCATTCAATACACTTGCTTACGGAGTAAACAAGCTTACCACTCTGCTCGTCCAGCCCAATGACAGCGTCATTGAATCCGTCGGCAGTCAAAAAATTATCATCTGGATATGCGTCCAGAATTGCATCAAGCACGTTTGACATCTATTGTAGAGTTTTTAAAAATGTAATTAACATCCTCTGCGAGCATTTCGATGAGGTCTTTCTGCGCTTCAGGATCGGATACAGGTCGTCCATCAAGGACGTTTTCGATATCCCAGTCGTCGCCATCCTTGGCGATAAACGTAAAGGTTACTTTCAAGTCCGTCATGCCTGTAAAAAAAATACATTTTAGCGAATAAAAAAAGCCCCCTAAATATCAGGGGGCCTTTCGATTCAATTTTATACCAATTCTCAAATTGTCATTTTATCTGTAAAGATACGTTCTCTTTCATTGACGCGCCATCAAGTTCCATCCCGGCGTCCAGAATATGCTTAATCGCTGTCTTTGAGACCTCGCGCTTAATGACGAAGCAGTTCTGTGGAAGGCTATCCTCGTCCGTAATTTCCACGGACTGGGACCTTCTGGTGGATAGCTTAAACAACGCGGCATCATGCCGCTTCACGCCCTTGGCGTCCTCGTGTCCGAACGCCTGGAGCGCGAACAAAAGAGCTTCCTTTAGGCGTGCAACGCTGTTCTCTTTGGCCTTCTTAAGGGCCTGAATGCGCTTGATCTCGGCAGATGCTGCTTCGATTTCCCCGTCCCATTTGAGAATGAGACGTACATACCCCTCAGCCTTGTGGCTGAAGTTGTCACGGCTGATCGCCAACTCCTCGAGGATGGCGTCGTTCACCTCGCCGCCAGCTTCCTCAATGAGGGAAGCCAGCTCGAGAAATTCCTGGGTGATTTGATATAAGTTCATAAATTAAAAAGGAAGTTCGTCAAATTCTGCGGTGGATGTTGGCGCTGTGAATTGCAAAAAAGGCGTAACGAAATTCGCTTGCTCTGCCGGAGCGGGTGCTGGTGCTGGCTTCTTGTGCATCTCAATGTACTCGAATGATGCGGACACCTTCTCCTTTAGGAAGTTTGGCAAGGAGTCAAACTGCT